TGGTTTCTAGGGGAAGGCCTTCCCTTCCAGCGCAGATGGAGAGACATCTGGTAACACCAGCAGAGGCCTCTGGTCACCTTTAACAATTCTGGTACAATTTGAAATTATTTCATTTGATTCTAAAACGTTGGTTATTACTGGCTTTGAGCATGATTTTATACTGGTGTATATATTATACTGGAGCGCACATGTTTGTTTATATAAAGAATTAGACTATATTTGTACCATATATGAACGAAAACAAAATTAATTATGAGGCAAGAAACCGTTGATTTTTACACGAATACTCTTAAGGAATATTCGACAAATGCAAGTAAGAAAGCATTTTTAACCAGAAGCAGAAAGGAAGTAGAATCCCACATTGAAGATTTGAAATGGGCATTAAAAAGAACACCATCTATGTTGCATGGAGAGTATATTCATCCTGGACATTTAATGGTACAGGAACACGAAGTAGATTTTATTAACAGATTATACAAAAAATTATAACCAAAAACCAGAACAAAATGAGTAGATTAAACAATGACCAGAAGTTAAGAAAGGCGCACAAAGATGTGCAGAATTTAGGTGCAATCGCATCTACAATATTAACCATTGAAATAGCTGATGCATTAGAGCGAAGATTAGATGCTTTAAATGAATCTGGAGCGCAGTCATTTGGATTGTTCTCAGCAGAGCAAGTTAAGACTGTTTTGCATACATATTTGAACACTGCTAATCCAGAGCGCGAAAAGATGTATGTAACCGATTAAAATCAGCTGATTTTCTCCAGAGGCCCGTACTGAAATAAATACGGGCATTTCTGGTTAAAAAAAACACATATTATGAAACACGAATCACAATTAGACAAAGTACTGGATTCAATTACCATTGACCAGTTAAAACGAATCGAATCTGGAGAAGAAATCCATATTACGAAAGAGTACGCATTATACAGGTATACTGAAGACGATGTATACATGATAAATGAAATTAGCACATGGACAGAATTGTACCAAGTGTTATGGAGCGAAGATGGAGATATTACATTTGAATCGTTAACATAAAATAAACCATATGAAAAAACAGGAAGAATTAGTACATCTGGTAAAGGGATTACTGGATGCAATTGACAAGAATAGCACTGCGCTTTGGGTAGATGATATCTCGCAGACAATTGACTGCATTGTGCTGAATGAAGAATCATTTACATTAGCCAATGATGATGCAACAGAAGAAAGTTATACGGGAATCCAGAAGCATCTGGAGAGCATTGAAAATCTGCTTAACCAGATGGAAAAAAACAACGATCTAAAAACACACAATGACAACTAAAGAATTAACACTAGAAGAATTAACTAAAAAAATGTACTACTTAATACAAGACAACGTATCAGATGGAAATGTAAGAAGCGAGATGTACGATGTACTTGAGGAGATAGAAGAGTTAGTAGAAACTAAATAATAACAACAACAAAAACAAAGAAATGAACAAATCAACAAAGCGATTTCCAGCGCATCTGGAAGACTATAATGCTAAAAACGGATTCCATATCCAGATGAATCGTAACTATACTGCTACGGTACGCAATCTAAGAGAATTCGTTAACTACATCAACAAACCAGATACGGATATTTGTCCAGATGTATTCGGAAACATCCTAAGCCATGATGAAACGGTAGGAGACGATTTCAAATATACGTTAAACACCATCATAGGAGAGGTAAAAGGATTCGCAGTATTCAATGCCCAGCATAAGCATACATACATTGAATGTACTGACAAATCAGAGACGATTAGTATAAAGACCAGTAATGGCGAATTAATCACGTTCAGTGTTCTCTTTAATACCTGTGTTGATGTCAAATATCACAACGGTAAAGATGATTTCAACATCATAGGTTTTCATGGAGGCCAAACCCCTGTACCACATACACCAGTGACATTGCATACGGTTTTGCTGGAGAAGGAAGGTTAACTGAAGATGGATTCAGTATCCGAAACATTACCGATGTGAATCGGGGATGTCTTAACCAAATATAAAATGTTATGAATTACCAAAAATTAGTTAACAGATTAAGAACAAAAGCATTCGATTACAATGGGCAAAAATCCATTCAGCACATGCGTATTTTGAAGGAAGCAAAATGCAGAATGTTAGCATCCAGAACACCATCTGGTAGATATGCTAAGAGACAAGAGCAATTATTATTTAGAACCAGATAAACCAGAGACATGAAAAGAGTAACTTTCAGAGACAAGGATACAATACAAGTATTCAGATTAGGTACGACATCTAATGACAAGATAGAATCCGACAAGAAACGTAAAATTGTGCAAACGTATACCTTCAGTTTAGCACAGCTCCAGAGCATTTTAAAAGATGAATCTGGAATGAAGAATTTCTTCAATAAAGCGGATTCCAATTGTATGGATTGTCCATTTAATAGTTTTGGCTTATGCTATACGCATAAGTTTAACCAGTATGTAGGATTCAAAAGTATGTTGCGCTCAATTGTAAAAGAGTATAAGACGTTTGAGAATATACCTACATTCAATCAAAAGATATATAACAGCATCATAGACATGTCTCAGAACACGTTCGTTCGTTTTGGGACATATGGCGAACCATCGTTACATCCTGTTGAATTAATTGAAGACGTTGTAAAGGCATGTGATAATTGGACAGGGTATACTCATCAATGGCATCGAAATAAATCCTTAGGGCGTTTCTTTATGGCCTCAACACATACTCCAGCACAACAGTTAAAAGCGGAGAAATTTGGATACAGGAGTTTTATTGCTACAGAGAGAAAGCTAGGCCAGTACATAAATTGTCCAGCTAGTAAAGAATCTGGATACAAATCTAGCTGTTCTAAATGTGGATTGTGTTCTGGAACATCTGGTAAAGGAAAGAAATCCATTTACATCCTAAATCATTAGATCGTGAGAATTAAGATTTCAAGACTGGTTTTATTGTCAACATCATGTGGGATTTTATGTGGTGCATCTGGATACATTTTAGTTAACTATCTGATGTAGGATTCACATCCAATCTCAACGCCCCAAGTAGTTTAATTACGCTTGGGGTTTTCGGGTGCAAGGCATATTGCTTTGCACAATTTTAATTAATTATTATGAACGAATTTGAATTATTTAATCCTTGTGGATTACTCTGGATGGTGCATGTGATTAGCATCCACAGACCAATCTCAGTACATGCATTTAAAACATCTGGAGAAGCAAAGAAATTTATTAACGAGATAAAGTTATCTCACTTAAACTAAAAGTAAAATGAGCAATCAAGAAAACAATAAAATGATAGCAGAATTTATGGGTCTAGAACTTGAAGAAACCCTTGAGGGTTTGTTTGTTTATGCTAGGAAAGAACAAAGCCCTATTAAATTAAACGACATAAGAATAGAGTTTTACGAGGTACACGAACTACAATACCACAAATCGTGGAATTGGTTGATGCCTGTTGTAAAGAAATGCTTTCAGGCAGGAGATGACACATACGAATGGGATAACATTATGGACACGCTATTCACTTGTGATATAGACATAGTGTACGCACAAGTAGTAGAATTTATAAACCAATACAATAAAAACAAATAGAAATGAAAAAGATAGCAACATTAATAGTAATAAGTTTACTTACATCATGTGGAATGATTCTTACAAAGGAACAACTACACCAAAGACGTAAGATTGATATTGAGATAAATAAACTAACAAACGAATATCAAAACAAAGTAGATTCTTTGTTAATCGAATATGATAAGGTTAGAAACTTAAAACAATAGCAATGAGAAACACAACTAACATAGCAGATTGGATAGACTATTGGAACAACTTTGATTATGGATTGTACCGAAGGATTTGTCAAATTAAAAATAAATAGAGATGTTAACAAAAATTATTTTTATATGCATGGTTTTATCGGGAGTGGTAGAACCAATGAATGAGAAGAATGAGGATCGTAAGTTATACGTTTTAAATTTAGAATCTGAGGAAGGTAAATCCATCGTGATGGAACATGCTTACAAGGAGGAGATATATGAGTACATAGTAAGTGGGTCATTGAAATACAATGACTTTTTAGTAACCGATAAAAACAAATAGAAATGCAGAACGGAATTTATAAAAGCGAAAACGCAACGTACTTTATCAAGGATAAAAAAATCCTTATGAAGCTAAAAGGAAACTTTTACAAGACGAATGAAAATTATATGCAAGGAAGGTTTCAAGCACCCCTAAGTGAAGGGATGGAAAGAAACTTTGACAAAGCATATTCACAAGCAAAAAACTGGTAACATGAAATACACAATTAAACTACCCCAAGAACAACAAGACATCGTTGTAGATGCTCTTAGAATTTATAAAGAAACCATTGAGAGTTTATGCCCTATAGATGATGACAACATCAATGGTAAGCATTTTGATTTGCAAGGACTTATTGGAATGTTCAAAGACAAAGAGATTGAGATACGCATTGAGATGGATGAGGAGATACACAATTCATTCATTCACAGAGGACACAATGTTGATTTCCCAATCTATGATTAGGATCTAAATTTGCTTAATAGAAAAAGAATGTATACTTTAGTGAACGGAAATTAAACTAATTATATAATTCCCACAATAGCTGGCCTTGAAATAGTGGTCGGCTTTTGGTGGTATAAAACTTTAATAAAATTTATTATGAACACACGAAAATTTGAGCGCATTGGCGAATGCGGAGTAGACTCTGGGGCATTGATGGTAATTGACCCATGTTACGCAAAACAGTTTAGTGGAATGCTAGACATCCACAAGTTATTACGAGACTTTAAAGAGGGTAAAATTGATGCCGACACAATGGCTTCAAAGATGTTGAAGAAGGTTGAATTTAACAATAACTATAGTTTTAGAAACGGTATTGTAAGAATATCTGATGGTCGTAAGTTAGGATGCTTTGATAAGATTGATGGTAAGATAATTACTTGGAGTACACCATTAGATGAATTTAATGGTAAGTGCATGAATGAACTGCGCTATGAAAAGGGATGGGAAGAATTCTCTGAATCAGATTATGAAATTGGAGATTTCAATTTTGGTGGTGCATGTCATACGCATCTAAACAAAAGGTTTCAGCTAGGATACGGTTTAGGTGTTGTTTTTGGAACGAAGTATGGCGATGGCGTATACGAAGTGAAGGGTAGAAGGGATGCTGATGGAGACATTTGTGAAATCAAAATTAAATTATAAGATATGGTACGAGTATATTTTGAAAGCTATTTACATGCTGAATTGGTCGCTACATTTGAGACCGAAGAATTGTATAACCAATGCTTACCTATGCTGGAAGCAGAGGCCAAGAAACAAAGGATGACAGTCACAGAGACTGTTGATGAAACCTTTGATGTCAAAATTCTCTGGGGTTCGTCTCCAGAGGATGATGCTGAATTAGATCATCAGTCTTTCAATTCTCAAGCGGAGCTGGATGCCTACATGAAAGGTGTTGAAAGTGCTGAAGGGTGGATGGGATACGAAGTGATGACAGACAAAGAGTTTGCGAAGTGGCGCAAAGACAGAGGCATTGAACCAGAGACATACATTGACTCTGGTCATGCTGAGGGTACATTTGAGTACTCCAGAAGTGAAGCTATTGCAAAGATAAAGGAGATTGCAAAGCAAGACTCTGAGTTCAACTGGGACATATACAATATGTCTGAGGATGACGTACTGGAGATAGGCCACAATCATTACTCAATTAATCTAAAGTAATCATGAAAGCTATCTTCTACGATGATGAATTACACGATGGTCATGTACTCTTTTGGGTGCATGGCTATCAATATAGTGCGGACATTGAAGTCCAGAGATATACCAGAGAGCGTAATGTCTCCTTCAATGGCTTTAACGATGAGATTACACGCACTACAACCAGAGACAATTACTACATGCCTAGCAACATTCAACCGACATATGACGAGAATGGCGATTCGCATGGTAAGAATCTGGAGAACAAAACAGAAATACTTATTCAACTTGAATTTAAATTAAACCAATGACAGAAATAGAATACGATAACTTTCCGCAGGAAGTTAAAGCAATAGTAGATACCTACGATGACAATGAGAATCTATACGAGGAGTGTCATCGAATACAAAAAGAACTCGAACATATCGGATGGACTTGTGACTACGGATTAGATGGAGAAGTCTATTATGTAAGACCAAGAGGAGGTAACGAAAGAGAAAACTTTGTAAGGATAGCTATGTCTATCATCAAAAGAAACTATGCGTTCCGACCACAAAGGTTAGCGATAGCAAGTAAAATGTACTCAAAGTGGGTGCAAAGAAAACAAACCAGAGGAAAAAAAAACACATCCTCACAAATCAATTGAAATGGATTATTTACAATCAAATCAAATCATGGAGGAATGCCCTTCAGTGTTCACTAATGAACAGTCAGAACACTTGTCAAAAGTCTACAACCACATATCAACTGCATCTGTGGTAGACATTTTAAAGAAAAGAAACTGGATGCCTACACATGCAATCCAGGTACGAAACAGAAAAGGAAATGAGCATACAGCTCCGTTCAAAAAACACATCCTGAGATTTCGAAACCCAAACAAAATGTTTTCAAATACAGAAATGTCTAGCGACACTTGCCCGGAGATCGTGGTAACTAATTCACATGATGGCCGGTCAGCGTTTAAATTTCACATTGGACTCTTTCGTTTGGTGTGTTCTAATGGGCTTGTAATTGCAGACAAAACTTTCGGCAAACATACAATCATCCACAAGGGATTGAAGGAGACTGACATCATAGAAACGGTAGACAAAATTACATCCAACATACCCAGCTTGTTTGACAAAGTAAAAGAAATGATGTCTGTTGAATTGTCTGCTGAAGAAAGATTTAAGTTTGGTATTGAGTCAGTAAACAAGAGATGGAATGATGGTCGTGCTGTAGACATTGAACAACTTTTAAAAGTAAATAGGTCAGCCGACAAAGGAAACGATCTATGGACTGTATTTAACAGGGTACAGGAGAAGTTAATCAATGGAGGATTAGATACCACCAGAAAGGATGGGGATAAAATTATCTACAGCAAATCCAGAAAGGTAACATCCATCGATGAGAATCTCAGAATAAATAAAATGCTATGGGAATTATCTGAGTCACAACTATAATTTTATAGAAAAGATTTGTACAAATGATATAATTTGTGTAGTTTTAAATGTTCATAATAGTTTAGGGTATTTGCAGAATGATTTGTTTTCTGGTTTAATAATCTGCGAGGTACAGGGGGGTTCGATTCCCCTCATACCCTCTATAAATTAAATAAAATAAAGTAATATGATTTATCTACAAGAAGGTAAGGTCTTCAAGGATTATGTGTCTCAAGTTTGTAAGACGCATGGAATATCTAAAGAAGAAATGTTTTCTAAAACAAAACAAAGGAGGATAGCGGATGCTAGACAGATGCTATTTTACTTGTGCGTAAAAAGAAAAATTCGCATTAAGCACATTGAAAATTTTATGGAAGAAATGGGGTTGCCAACACCACATTCTACGATCATCCATCACCACACTACAATGCTGAAGAAAATGAGAAGCGATGGAGATATAAGAACAGTTGCTAAACACATTGCTTCATGTGTAGACTAGACGAAATATGGGACGATGCCTTCGGTCAACATGATGCCTTCCACATGGTGGATGCATACAAAAATACTGAGTGCCTGGTTTACAAGGGATTTAAGATTGAGTCCGATAAAAAGCACCAAATTCACATATACAAACCAATGGGGGAGGTATACAAGGAGCTTCGGTCATATGAATATGATGTCATATGTAAACATGGATGGCGCAAGGGAGTGCTAAAATTAGTATTAGATTCATACCAGCATAAGCTATCTAGAATATCAGACAACATAAGGGATGAGGTAAATACAAGGCGAAATGATAAGCACCTTAAAAGTTTAAAAACATCTCGTCAACGAATAATGGACAGCTACTTAAAGGTTGTCAAACAAATAAGTAAATTATAATCAAATGTCAAATACAAAAACACAGGTAAAGTCTACCTATGAGACGCTCAAAAGCGTTGACGTAAAAGGCTTCATTGAAAAGAAAGGCGCACAGTCCTACATTAGTTGGGCCTCTGCGTGGGATTTATTAAAAACCCATTGCCCTGATGCACAAAGAAAAGTGTATGAGCATGAACATACAGGGTTAAATTATTTTACTGATGGTCGCACTTGTTATGTGAAGGTCGGTGTAGTTGCAAATGGTATTGAGCATATTGACTACCTACCTATCATGGACTTTCGTAACAATGCAATACCCGTAGACAAGGTGAATATGTTCGATGTGAACAAGACAATTCAACGATCTACAGCTAAAGCCATTGCGATGCATGGAATAGGTTTATCGTTGTGGACGGGAGAGGACTTGTCCATTGAAGTTCCGAAAGAGGTAGAGGAAAAGAAGTTAGTCACTCTTGAGGTAGGTACACCAAACATGGAGAGAGTGTTGGCTTACATTGCAAACAATAGCAGCAAGACACTAGCACAAATCACCAAAGAACTAGGTCAGAAGTATACCATAACTGCGAAGGCAAAGAAGGAGATTAGTTCATATATGAAAAGCATTAAGAAGTAATGCAGTTCACAGAGCAAGAGCTTCTAGAGGTCAAGAAAGTTCTGAAGAATGATGACCAATACTATGGTGAGTATGGACGCAAGTTTTTATCCAACTCCAATGTTGATGTGTTGTTGAATAACCCAAAGGATTTTGGTAAGCCAACTGAGCAGACTAAGGCGATGTTGTTGGGTAGATATTTTCATACTGCAATGCTTGAGCCTAACAAGACTGGACTCTATAAAGTAATTGATGTTGCAAGTCGCAACACAAAACTATACAAGGAGGCGGTTGATGAGAGTTCTGAGGAGATGTTATTACTTTCCAAGGAGCAAGGCGAATGTATGGAATGGGTGTCGGCAATGAAGTCCAACATAAGATTCTTTGATGACATATATGAACCGGGTAATACTTATGAAGTTCCTGGGGTAGAGAAAATCAGAGGTGTATGGTGGAAGGGTAAAGCAGATATCATCACCAATAATTTCATCATCGATTTGAAGACTACGAGTGACATTCAAAACTTTCCACGATCCGCAAAGCGATACAACTACGACAGCCAGTGCTACATCTACCAACAAATATTTGGTAAGCCATTGGTGTTTTATGTGGTTGATAAGCAGACGCACAATCTTGGAATATTTCCACCAACTGACACCTTCATTCAGGGAGGAAGGGAAAAGGTGATGACCGCCTTAGATCAGTATGAAAAATTCTGGGGGGAAAGTCCTACCCACGACCCTGAGCATTTTATTATTCAACAAGAATTAATTTAATCTTATGAAACAATTATTTTTATTTGCATCGATGATGCTATCAGTTACGCTATATTCTCAATGGGAAGTAGGAGATTATGTGGACGAGAACGATAATGAAACAGGTGATATATTTTTATATCAAGATGCTGTGGGTAAATTTAGTAGAGGCAGAAAGAAAAATAAACCATGTAGCTATTTTTTAGAGCATGATATATTAGATAAAACATTTGCAATAACTATTTACCCTTACAAAAAATCAGAAGCAGTGGCATGGAAGTACGAAACATTTCAATGGACAATAATAAAAACTCCATCAGGAAAGGTAAGTCCGATTGAGGCTTTTTGTATAGATGGGATGATTTACTTTGAAGGTGTAGAGTACGAACAATTTATAAGTACAATTAAAGAAGAAGGCATGTATACGATGACCATGACTCATCTAAACAATGACGTATATTCTAAATACAAATTGACATTTAATAATTAATAATAGTCTGATCCTTGGGTTGTCCTCTGTCCAGGGTGTAGACTTCTTTAATCAGAGGCAATTTTTTAAATTATAATTTATGGCGGAAGATAAAATTTTCGTAGGAAATGGTAAACAAGTTTTTGATAACTTAATATCAGTAAGTCTGTGTCTTACAGACATACCAAAGGAACATATCTTTGAGTATAACGGTAAGAAGTACACCAAGTTAAATGTGGGTACAAAAAAGGATGGTGCAGATCAGTATGGTAAAACCCATCATGTGAGCATCGATACTTATAAACCAGAGGCAAAGTCAGAACCGAAGGCTGAGCCGAAGCAAGAAGTTCCAACCACGTTGAATGAGGACAAAGAGGAACTACCATTTTAAATTTAAATTGGTAGTAAAGAGGAGGGGTTTTTGGTTACCCCTCTTTTCTTTATGCCGAAAAAACATTCGTCACTACTATATATAAATTATACTTTTATAGCTTTGTTTTTTTTACTACAAACTGACTATAAAATTGACATAATCGACATAAGTATTGATAATCAATAAGTTAAATAAATATAATTGACATTTAATTAGCATTAAAATGACAGAAAACGACATAACTATATTCAGAGACATCAAAACTACTGAGCAACCATTCTTTAGAAATGTAGAATTTATCTTAGAAAGAATAAAAGAAGGATCGTCTAAGGAATTAATTAAGAGGATTAGAAAAGAGAAGGATAAGATAGTAATCAATGAACTAAAGCAACAGCTCCCGGCAATATGTTTCTCTGGAAAGTTTAACAAAAGAACTGATTCATCATTGATGAAGCATAGTGGATTGATATGCCTAGACTTTGATGGCTACAAGAAGCAGAAGGATTTGCTAGAGGTAAAGGAACTATATAGCAAGGACAACTATGTGTACTCTATATTTATATCACCATCTGGTAAAGGACTCAAGGTCTTGGTAAAGATTCCTGACGATGGGGACAACCACAAAAATTATTTCAATGCATTAGACGAACACTTTAACTCGGAACACTTTGACAAGACAAGCAAGAATGTGAGTCGAGTTTGTTACGAGAGTTATGATCCTTTAATTTATATCAATCCTCAATCTAGTGTATGGACAGATATTAAGGATGACAACTTTAAAGAGGTAGTAAAGTTTAAAGATCGAGCAACCATACCCATCACAGATGAGAATAAGATTGTAGACATCCTAGTTAAATGGTGGGAGAAAAAGTATCCAATGGTGGAGGGGCAACGAAACCACAACGTATATGTGTTGGCTATGGCTATGAATGAGTTCGGTGTTAACAAGAGCTTGACTGAGTATGTGTTAGCCAACTATGCGACAAAGGATTTTAATTCCTCAGAGATAAAGAGGACTATTGATTCTGCGTACACAAACACACAAGCGTTTGGAACAAAGTACTATGAGGATGAGGACAAGATAAATACTGTCAAGTCTCAAATGAGGAGGGGAATATCAAAAAAAGAAATCCGTCATCAACTTCTAGACTCTTCGATTGATGATGGTGTAGCCGAGGCTGTCATTGGCAGGCTTGAAGAAGAGACATCCAATCAAAAGTTCTGGACAAAGTCTGACCGGGGTGTAATAAAAATTGTACACATATCTTTCAAGAAGTTTCTTGAGGACAATGGCTTCTACAAATACAACCCAGAGGGTAGTAAGAACTATGTGTTCGTAAAGGTTACTAACAACCTCATCGACCATACATCTGAGAAGGACATCAAAGATTTTATACTAGAATACCTATTGGAATTGGATGATGCTCAGGTGTACAATTACTTTGCCGATAACACTAGATACTTTCGAGAGGAGTTCTTGACACTTCTGGGTAGCATTGATGTGTTCTTTATCGAGGACACCAAGAGTGCTGCTTATCTTTACTATCGCAATGCGGCAGTGAAGGTGACCAAGGTGGGGGTGGAGATGATTGACTACCTAGACCTGGGTGGATACGTTTGGAAAGACCATGTGATTGACAGGGTGTTTAGCATATGTGACATTGTCAAGTGCGACTTTCAAAAGTTTGTGTACAACATATGCGGATCGGATGAGGAGAGAGCTAAGTCTATGGAGTCTACGATAGGATTTCTTATGCACGCATATAAAGATTTGGGATATTGCCCAGCTGTAATTCTTAATGATGAGGTGATTAGTGATCACCCCGAAGGAGGTACAGGGAAGGGGTTGTTTATGAATGCACTCTCTCAACTGAAGAAGTTGGTGGTCATAGATGGTAAGTCATTTAACTTTGAGCGTAGCTTTGCATATCAATTGGTTAGTGCAGACACTCAGATACTATGTTTTGATGACGTTAGAAAGCACTTTGACTTCGAGAGGTTGTTTAGTGTGGTCACCGAAGGATTAACGCTTGAGAAGAAGAATAAGGACGCTATCAAGATACCATTCAGTAAGTCTCCTAAGATTACAATTACAACCAACTACGCCATCAAGGGTGCTGGGAATAGTTTCGAGAGACGTAAGTGGGAACTGGAGCTGAATCAATACTATACCAAGGACTACACTCCGATGGATGAGTTCGGTAAGTTAATGTTCGGTGAGTGGGATGACAATGAGTGGTGTCAGTTTGATAACTACATGATCCGATGCTTGAGTAGATACCTAGACACTGGATTGATAAAGTCTACCTTCGTAAACCTTAGCATCCGTAAGTTATCTGCCGAGACTTGTCACGAGTTTATAGAGTGGTGTGGATTGGTGGATGGCAATGAGCCTAACGAGGTGTTTAAAAACTTCTCATTAGGAACAAGGACATTGAAGCAGGACTTATACTTTGATTTCATTCAAGACAATCCTGACTTTGCTCCCAAGGCAAAGATGACTGTGAGCCGAACCAAATTTTATAAATGGCTTCACGCTTTCTGTATGTACCACACCAAGCTCGCACCAGAAGAGGGTCGTGATATGAGTGGTAGATGGATAAAGATTAGGAAGATCAAGGCTAGTCCTACTATAGACAATAACGACTTTGAATTTTAAGATATGGAGAAGATAATTGGTTGGTGGAGTGGTGGTATAACATCAGCAGTAGCGTGTAAGATTGCTATTGATATGTATGGTGTTGATAATTGTAGAGTCATTATGATTGATACTAAGAATGAACATCCCGACACCTATAGATTTAAGGAGGACTGTGAGCAGTGGTATGGATTGTCTATTGAAACTATCTCAGGGATAGGTGAGAAGTATGGAAACATATTTGACGTATGGAGAAAGTTCAAGTCTCTTAACACAGCGACTGGAGCAATATGTTCTACACATTTAAAGAGGTTGGTCAGACAGAAGTGGGAGAAGAAGAATGATTTTAAACATCAAGTGTTTGGATTTGAATTTGACAAGAAGGAGTTCGCTCGTGCTTTGTCTATGACCAAGAACTATTACGATAGAGCAAAGCCTATATACCCATTGCTTCTACTTGGATATGACAAACAGAAGTGCATTGACATAGTTCAGGAAGCAGGCATTGAGATACCTGAGATGTATAAGCTAGGTTTTAAAAACAATAATTGCTTTTCAACAGGATGTGTTCAAGGAGGTATAGGTTATTGGCAGAAGATGCGTAAGAACTTTCCCGAAAAGTTCGAGGTGATGTCTGACTTAGAGCATGAGCTTACTGAGTTAAGAGGTAGTCCTGTTACGATGCTAAAGGATCAGTCAAATGAAGCAAAGGAAAAGATGAAGACTGATAAGAAAGCTCATTTAGTTTTCTTAAAGAAGCATCCATTGTATCCTAACAACAAATGCTTAGATGATATGCCTGAGAGAAATGTTGAACCTCTATTTGACTGCAATGGTATGTGTGGTATTAATGACTTATCTGCTAGATCTCAGACTGAGTTAGATTTAAATTGGGATAATGATAGTATATAAAAAATAAATATAAATTAAAAACAAATAAAATAAATAATATGGAAAATCAAATTTTTGCACACTACAGAGAACTAAAGAAGAAGGAGCAGGAAGCTATACAGCTTCTACTAAAGCTCGGCTATGTCATTGGAGACAGAGAGGCAATCAATGAAGCGGTAATGCTTGTCAAGAGCAGGAAGGTAGACCTTATTGAGGGTGTTGATTCAATTGTAAAACAACTAAACCAAAACAAAGATGAGTAAGATTAGAAACTTTTTTTGGTGGTGTAGAAATCACCCTAACATTGTATGGTTAAAGTTTAAAGCAATATTAAAACCAAAACAAAGAAGATGAATTATAAAATAACCTTCTGTATATTACATCCCGCTATTGGATTCGAGAAAAAAGATGGAATCACTATAGAGTTACCATTTGTACCTCAACTTGATACATGTTTAATATTAAGCCAAGAGCATTTGCGCCTTCTTGAAACCAAGGCTTTCGAATCAGAAAATAAACAATACTACTTGAGCGAATGGAATGATGAAACAGGAAAAGAATGGATGTCTAGAGGTAAAGATTACCTAGATTTGGGTGATTTTTTCTATGTACAATTTGTAAGATACTATACAGAAGATAATAAGATAGTAGTAGTTCTTAATGATCATTATGATGCTGATTAAAATGAAAAGAGATGATAGAGTTTAGAGATTATCAGAGTGATATCATAGCCAAGGGTACGGAGGTCATAAGAGACCATGGCTTCCTATACCTAGCGATGGAGGTGCGTACCGGGAAGACACTTACGAGTCTTGGCATAGTGGATAAGGTTGGAGCAGTAAATGCTTTGTTTATTACCAAGAAGAAGGCGATGCAAAGTATCATTGAAGACTATGACAATCTAAAACCTAGATTCCCTTTGTATGTAATCAACTATGAGAGTCTACATAAACTACCTAAGTTGACTTGGGATATGGTGATATGTGATGAGGCCCATACGATGGGAGCATTCCCTAAGCCTAGCAAAAGAGCGAAGCAAGTAAGAGACATTGTAAGAGATTGCAACTCTAAGGTTATCCTCTTATCAGGTACGCCTACCCCTGAGAGTTTCTCTCAGATGTATCACCAGGTGTATAGCATAACAACGAATCCATTCAGTCATCACAAGAGCTTCTATAAGTTTGCCTCTGAGTTTGTTAATGTCTTTCAAAGGAAGATAGGTAGCCACATGATTAATGATTACTCTAGGGGAAGCACAAAGATATTAGATGTGATGCAACCTTATATGATTAGCTATAGTCAGAAGGAAGCAGGCTTTAAGGTAGAGACCAAGGAGACAGTGTTGCATTGTGCTATGAGCCGAGAGACTTATAACCTAGCCAATAGACTCAAGAAGGACTTGGTGGTGGAGGGAAGTGAGGAAGTAATACTTGCCGATACCGCAGTCAAGCTGATGTCTAAGCTACACCAAATATACTCCGGGACTATAAAGTTTGAGAGTGGCAACTCAATGGTGATGGATTTAAGTAAGGGGCAGTTCATCAAGAAGAAGTTTGAGGGTAAGAAGATTGGTATCTTCTATAAGTTTAAGGAGGAGCTGAACGTATTGAAGAAGGTGTACAAGGATAGTCTCACTACGGATCTTGAAGAGTTCAACACCACCGATAAGAACATTGCCTTACAGATTGTCTCTGGGCGTGAGGGTATATCACTACGCCAAGCCGACTGTCTTGTGTTCTTTAACATTGACTTTAGTGCCACAAGTTACTGGCAGGCAAGAGATAGGATGAGTACCAAGGATAGGTTACATAACCAGGTGTACTGGATATTCTCCATCGATGGTATTGAGTCTGATATTTATAAGGCGGTGTCTAAGAAGAAGAACTATACGGTCAGACACTTTAAACGAGAATTCTTAAATTTGTAATAGCATAATGACGGAGCAGCAGATACAGAGCAAACGTATTAAAGAGTTAGAGGAGCAAGGATACTATGTAATCAAATTGGTACGCACTAATAAGAATGGGATACCAGATATTATTGCGATACCACCCAAGACCAAGGTTCTTTTTGTGGAGGTCAAGACATCCAATGGGAAGGTGTCGAAACTTCAGGAGTATAGAATTAAAGAGTTAGAAAAACATGGATGCAGGACAGAAATATACAGAGGCGAATAGCTATGATGTGGGACAAGAGTTTATTGACAAGATTAAAGAAGTACCTCTATCAATATCTCTTAGTGTGGCTAGGATTATTGATGAGTGCTTCCCAAATATTCCATATGACGAGATGGATAGCCAAGTATATGGGGGTGTTATTCACTATAAAAAGGAAGCAGTATTCTTTAGCATTGAAATATTTAATAGCCAAGAAGAATCACCCTACCTACTAGACTTTAACCTCATCGACTCAGATGACTACCTAGATTTAATCATAAAAAATAAATATTTAAAAAAAATAAAGTTGTGACTAAAGGAATGAAATATAAGGAGTATAAAATAGGCAACAGCAAAAGTACTAAGCGAAGGGTATGGGTAAGAATAGATTCAGTTTTAGGACATAAAGACGAACCATATTATAAAACGGAAAAAGAAATGCTTGAAGATAAGATTTACAACTTTGCATCACTAAGCGAATCAGAAAAAAAAATCTATAAAAAACGACATCAAGTAAAATAAAAACCTTATATTACTGCAAACGATAAGCAGAGTAAAAGTATAAATACAATTCTTTCTAATGGAAAGACACCATTTTAATCAACCCTGGTCTAGGGATTACTTTAATATCTGTAATGGATAAAGACAAGTAACGTGATACAACCATCCTCAGACGGAATCAATATCATCTTCATAAATTTTTTAATGAAGCAGATCAACGACTGTTCTGATAACATCTATGAAGAACTTGTAGATGCAAACTACAAGGAGGTTGAAAGTAATATTACTAAGTTGCAAAAAATCCTACAAGAGTTAAACCAATCAATACAAGATGACCTGGAGACCACGACTTAAAAAAGATGAGTACGAATTAATCAAGAAGTATAGAGGAATTAAAAGAGCATCCAAGGAAGCCGGAGTAAGTGTTGAAGACGTTAAACATGGCTGGCTTAAAACTAAGGAGGCAAGTCTATTCTTTAACAACCCCTCATTCAAGGACGAAAGATTCCAACAGTTACAAAAACTGAAGGACTCAATGCTAGAAGACATCAAGCAGTACTCTCCTTCCTTCCCTAAGATTTTACGATCCCCATCCAAAGATGGACACCTATTGGTGGTAGACCCTGCTGACATTCATATCGGTAAGCTCGCAGATTCTTTTGAGACGGGTGAGGATTATAACAATCAGATTGCAGTGAAGAGAGTTAAGGAGGGCGTGCAAGGAATACTTGACAAGGCCACAGGATTTAACATCGACCAGATACTTTTCATTGGAGGCAATGACATCCTACACATAGACCAACCAGGTGCTACGTCAAAGGGGACGAGGCAGGACGTTGATGGTATGTGGTACAGTAACTTCTTGATAGCCAAGAATTTATATGTGGATGTGCTTGAGATTCTTCTTGCTATAGCTCCGGTGCATTTTACTTTTAACCCTAGTAACCACGATATGATGTCAGGGTTTTTTCTATCCGATGTGATAAAGACTTGGTTCAAGAACTGTGATGATATGACATTCGATTGTAGTATGGCTCATCGCAAATCCTACACCTATGGTAAGAACCTTATCGGCACTACCCATGGAGATGGTGCAAAGACTCAGGACTTACCACTGCTAATGGCTACTGAGTTCCCTCTTGAGTGGGCAAAGACCAAGCATAGATATGTTTACACTCATCATGTGCATCACAAATTTTCTAAAGATATGGCGGGATGTACTATAGAGTCGCTCCGATCCCCATCAGCGACAGACTCATGGCATCACAAGAAAGGATATCAGCACGCTCCACAGGCTTGCGAAGGCTTCCTTCATAGCAAACTACATGGGCAAGTCGCAAGACTCACCCACTTGTTCTAGTTGCTAGACCTACCTGATGATCTACCTGATGACCTACCTGATGACCTACCTGATGACCTACCTGAGTCTTTCTTCTTCTTGTCATCCTTCTTACCTTCTATAGTGTAATCAGAATAGTTTAATACACGCCTTACTTTTTCAGGATTATCCATGTCCTCAGTAAATAGCTTGTAGTAGTTCTGTGAAAACCTATCAAGTTGTTTCAATGGCACACCAAAAGTTTCACCTACCGATATAAAAACATTTTTTTGTGCATCATATATTTTGTCAGGGTCTGGGTTTGCAGCATTTGTTTTTGTTTCCCACTTATTCAACGCTTTTATTATCTGTGTTATTGACTCTAAAAAAGGTATTGATTCAGCATCTGCGGCCCAAGGCTTATCTGTAAGATAATCTGCGAACATAGTAATGGCATCTCCAACAAGAAATATAGCATTAAAGTTTCCTAATACTACAGCTCTGATCATATCCATTTTATCTTCATCATCAAAATCCATTGGGAATCCTAGCGTTGCCCATTGAAATAATGCTGGCATCATTACATGATACGTTACCAACTGACGTATGTTTTCACCTATTGTTCCTTTACCCGCTTTACTATCTCTTGCTTTAATTTTTCTACCTAAGTTTCTAGCCGCTACTATTTCTTTTCTTAGATACTGTTTTGGTGTAGTCATGAACATATTGAATGCTCTCATTAAGCCATCATCAGTTTGGTAATAGTCACGATCTTGAAGGTCACTAGACTGCTGAGTATTCTTGGTGTCACGCTCAAACTTTCTAATAGCATAATCAATCACCTCTTGCTCAGTAGCCTTTGGATTCTCTTTCTTGTATTGAGCTTTGTAGTATCTGTAGTTTGGAAGACCTCCTAACATAATCGCTGCTTTATCACCAGCCTTGGTCATCATCATTGCATACTCTTTTATACGCTCTCTTTTTTCTTTCTCAATAAAATTGCTTTGGCCTTTACTATAGTTAGCAATTGCATCTCTAATACTTAATCCTTTAGCTCTATCCTTTAGGTATATGGAGTTCTCTATAATTTCATCATAATCTTGTTTCATTTTATTACGTTCACCTGCGATTGTGTCTCCAATTTTAGAGTATCTAATCCAATTTGCATAACCAATGTCATTAGCATATGTAAGTATAGATGTAAGCTGCTTTATAAATACAACAGGATTAATTGCTAGTTTAGATAATATGTACGCATTGGTACTCCAATTTATGAACCGAGCCATCTTGAATTTCTGTGGCCCTTTACCTGCGATTTTTTGAATTGAGTTCTTAATCAAATCATTTATATCATTACCATATCTACTCTTTAAAAATTCTGTAGTATTTTTATTCGTAAACATCTTATCAATATCTCTGATTGTTTCTGCGTATGCCGCAAAGTATTCCATGTCCTGAACATAACTTGTCAAAGCATTATTGATATTCATTGCAGTGATGGGGTTTGTATTCTTCTTTCTTTCTAATGTCGAAGCTGCACCTACTGAGGTTCTAAGTATTGAAGCGTTTGCTAACAAGTCTAATGGCTCATCTACTATACCGTCTCTATATATTCTACCTGCATAGAATTGATTCCATGGCATATCAGTTCGATATATCTTTCTGTATGTGTCATTATAGTACTCATAAACTGATGGAAAGAATTCATCAACCTGCCAGTCTGCCCACTCTTTTAATTGAGGATCTAACTTTGATATGAGCTTATCCATTTCTTGCTCATAGTTTTCTCCGAACATTGTTTTAAATGAACCTGCATTAGCCGGGTCTTTATACTGATTGTATAAGTACGCTAATTGGTTTTGAGATATGGTTTCATTTTTATTTGAAGTCTTAAATGGAATTGTTAGTTTGTTAAACTCAGTAGTTTTCTTTCTCCACTTTTTACCAAATATTTCTTTCATCTTATCCTCAAGGTTCTCTTCTTGAACTAACATCCTACCTTTATAAATCCTACTAGATTCATTAACCCTATCAGTAATCTCTTCTTGAATACGCCCACCTGCTAAATCACCTGGCATAATAGATATCTTATCCATTAAACCAAACAATGCTTCAGCCTTATTAAAACCTAATCCTATAGAGTCAGCAATACTAATAACTTTTTGTCTAAACTTAGTCTTCTTAGCGTTAATACTTTCTCTACTTTCTTTTTCTTTAATTTTTTCGTTGATTGTTTTCTGAACTTCAGGGTCAGACATATCTAACTTTTGTCCTGTCATCTCTTCCCAAAGCACAGCAAACTGACGTTGGTATTCTTCATGCGCCTCTTGAAGTTCTGCTTTAAATTTAGAGCGACCCTCTTCGATTAATTCTTGTAGTGACTCTTGTGCTGACACCAATGGTGCAATGATGTTAGGACTGATTCTTTCCTTCTTCGCCAACTCTGCCTTCATTAGATTGGCACTGTTGATGTTGATTGCTATCTGAAGATCGGTGAGCTTATTTATATTCTCTGTGCTTAATCCGTCAGGGTTACGCATCAGTTCATTAAACTCTTTTCGAAGTGTTTCATTTTTCTCCATGATTTCTTCAGCAGTATACTTAACTACCTTACCATCAACATCTTTATTCTTGACGATATTGTTATTGATCGCTTCGAGTCTAGCCGCTTCATCATATCCAAACTTACCCTTACGTCTTCCAGCCTCACTCTTAGCAACCTTAGTCCCTAATAGCTTGTCTATCTGAGCCTCTAGTATTTGTACGTTCTTTTTAACAATAAGACTTTCTATCTCTCCAATTACGTCTTGTAAATTACTTGCATCTACTTTTGCAATCTCACTTATAAGTCTCATCACCTCTGGCTTAGAGTACTCAGCCTTTGGCAGTGACTTACGAAGTGTTGCTCTAAGCTGGCGCTTTATTTCTTGAAGGTCTCTACCTGCCTTATCCATTGCTCTTGCTCTATTCTTTAACTTAGAAAGATTCTGAGCCACCTCTCTAGAGGGTCGGAAGGCAATCGTTGCTTGAAGTTCTGCTTGCATCTTAGACTGAAGTAGAGATGGTGTCTTCTTACCCTTGTCACCAGCTTCGATGTACTCAGGTTGTTTCTCTAAGAACTCAATAACCTCATCCATGATTTCACTCTCGGTCTTCATCTCTTTACGAGCTTTGTTGTTCTTGTATTCTCTTTTAGTGAAAGCATCTAACTCTTTGGCGAGTTGCTCGTCTGAAAGTTTTTTCTTTTTTAACTCCTCTCTCTTCTCCTTTATCTTTTGTTTGATACCAGCGTCAGACAACTTAGGAGATTTTATTCTAGCGTTGGCGGCAAGAAGTTTATCTCTAAGTTGCTCAACCTTTTGATACAACCTTAGACCTGCTGCTGCTCCACCTTCAATCTCCTTGAAACTATCCGGAACATTCTCTAATATATTTGCAGGTAGTCTAAGCATATCATCTACAGTCTTCGCTCGCAAAGGCTTACCATTCTCCTCCTTGATATCTGATCGCCTCTTTAGTATATAGAATCTAATGGCTTTATCTTTGAACCCTTCTCTTCTAGCAGCAATGATGATATCTGCTACGGTGTTCTTACTTGTAAAACTCTTTTCTTCTACGATACCAATGTCATCTCTTTGGAATCTATATCTACTTGGCTCAGGTGGGAATGGATTTACTTTACGTCCTCCTCTTGTGGCGTAGTACGCTCCATTCTTTGCACGCTTCAAACCAAATCCTATCTGCTCCAAGTCTCTCTTGAGTTGATATGAATTTACTTGTGACGGGAAGAACCCTTGGTTGTTGGCATTGTAATACCTACCTATCTGCATCAGACTCTTCTGCTCTCGCATCGCAGTCTCTGACAACTCTGCTACCTTTGGTATTGAACCAGCACTACTAGATACATTAGCCTTTTCAAATTTCATTTCCTGAAACTCTTCTAGTGTACCTTTGAATGGCCCTGATTTCATTTTAACTTTCTTGCCTTCATCATTAATAGTAATACCTTTTTTAGCTAGCTCATACTCTTCTAAAGTAAAGTCAGTTTTTCTTGACACCTTCGTGCCATCCTTATTGTTTTTTGTATAGGAATCAGTAACTTCATTAGACTTATAAAACTCTGTAGGTTGATACACTCCCTTTATCTTTGCCTCAACAGTATATGCAAACGATGGATGATAATCAGGGTCGTTCTTGTTAGGCTTTCTTATTTTAAAAGAAGTATTATCGAACTCAATTATACCCATAAGGTCTCCCCCCGATATACCATTATTCAACGGGTCTTCCATTCTTAATGCAAAGTCAACAGCGTTATTCACACCTAACGCTTTTTTAAATGCTTTGTTTGTAGAAAACTTAGAGTTTAAAATCTTTCTTAAGTCTGGAGACATATTGTTTTCTATGTCAAGCAGTTCAATTATTTCTTTAGGATTAGTTATAAAAGAATTAAAGTTTCTTATATTTTTTGGTTTCTTTCCTTCTTTTTCTCTCTTCTTATTGTAGTTCTCTACAAAAGTTTTAAACGCTTTCTTACCATCCTTACTTTTAATAGATTCATTAAACAATGATATTAATTGTTTTTTGCTTAGAATCTTTTTGTCTAGTGCTAAATTTGTAAGCTCTTGAAATATTGATTGCTGAAACTGCCATGAACCTTCAGTAGTACCAGAGTGTGGTATGAACAAAGAAGCATTTTCTTCTTTAGAATTTCTGATAAAAGTTTCAGCCTGTTCTTTTGTATTAAAAGCAGCAAGATTAGAAACCTCTCCTAAATTCTTACCTCTTTTTTCTAACATATATGGGACATAACTTTTACCACCCCATAGATTAATAACATATCCATTCCCCAAATCCACTTCTCCAGCGTTGGTAAAGTCATACATATTAGTCACAAACTTCTTACCATTAAAATCTCTCAGGCTTTTTTCCTCATAGAATTTTGCAAATGATCTTGTGTCTGTCCCTATTCCTGGAGCTGGTTTGAATTGTATGTTTGCTTTTTGTAGTCTAATAGTACCTACTTCACCACCCTCTCCTTGCTCTTCAGGATCTGTCTGTGCGTCCTCACTAACACTCACCCCCTCCTTCTGGAAACGTAGTGGGTCTCCCTTCTTATCGGTCTTGCCCTTGACAATAAATCTATCGTCATATACTGTAGTGGTCTTAGCATTCTCTGCATAGATGAGGTCTCCTACCTGAACAACTCTGTCAGCACTCTTCAAAGGTTTCCCGGTGGATCGGTCATAGAAGTATGAATGTTTTGCAGGGTTAATACCAACCTGTGTCCACCCTTCGTCAATTGCTTGTTGAGATAACTTCTTAGCCGCCTCGTTCTGCTCCTCAATAGTCTTACCAATGTCAACTAACTTACCACCCATTCGTCCTAAGTTACTACTCTTGTGTACTTTATTATCTGTAGCAAATGCAAGTGATTGCTTTGGATTAACCAAGAACTCTACATCCTTTATAACAGCAGAGCCTCTATAAGAAAGCACACGACCTGTTATATCTTTTGGACTTTTTCTTTCGTGTATTGTAACCGAAGCCTTTCCTGTACGCTTCATAAATGGTATGTCTATTCTAAGACTTACATCCGCGCCTTCTTTTATAGGAGAATTTGTTTGAGTGTTTTTAGATTTCAAACCAACCATCAGTTCCTCTTGTGTTACGGGATCGACAAACACTTCCTTCATTTTAACAGGAATGATATCATCGGCTTGCTTATTGTATTCCTCAATGGTAATCTCACCACCCTCATACCTTTTAACCAAGTCTCTTATCTTTGCTTGAACCTCTTTTGTTTTTTGAGTTGACTCCCCCTGTGGCTTAGATTGCTTTTTAGTCCAGCTTATTTTCTTTGTCTTACCTTTCTTCTTGGTCTCAGGTTTAGTCTCTATCTCCTCAAGCACCTTAACATCTCCCTCTTGAATCTCTTCACCTATTGTTACCTTGGCAGAGATTGCATTCAACAAATCAACAACGCCCTGATCAGTATCGGTAAACTCTTCAACCTTTATACCTAGTCTTTTTGCGATAGGAGTCATCACCTTGTCCACCCATTGACGCACCTTTGACTTCGGTGCAGGTGCAAGGTTAACATAACTTGAGGCGAGTAGACCTGTCAACTCAGCGAGCTTCTCTTCGTCTTGAATGTTCTCCTCATATTTGCTAGCAAAGTCTTCTAAGTACTCCTCAACTGTAGAGGTTTCAGTCACAGTCTCAGTCTTTCCATCAACCACTTTAGTAGTGGTGTACTCCATCACTCTCGTGTCTCCCTTACCTGCCTTACGCACAGCATCGAACATTGTCTTGGTTACATCAGCGGTATTACTTACCCTCTGTAGTAGCACTGCGTGAAACGCCTCGTGTGCAACGGTGGTATTGTTAGCCTTGGATAAGTTGATATGGATTGTGTTGCTAGTCTTGTCGTATGCACCACGCCCATCTTGCCCTGTAACGTTCTTAAAGCTATCGGTGTCATCATGCACCTCTACGGTTACACCTCCCTCACCAATCTTTGTCAATGACTTAGCAGCTCGCTTGGCTCTGTCTACAAGAGCCTGCTCCTTCTTGCTTCGCTTCTTATCGCTCATCACTACACCATCAACCTTTGTCTTGGTGGGTGCTTTCTTTGTAGGAGTTTCTTCTCGCTGTTTGCTTATTTTTTTACCAGTAACTATCGATGTGTTTGAATATACATTAAGTTTTGGAACAGAATTAGTTTCATTCATTTTGTCACCATAAATCTGCTCATAAATTTTAGTGACGTTTTTTAACCCAAAATCTTTTTGATTGGCAGGGTCAATCATTTCAGTTTTGCTTTGAGTTATAATGTTGTTTTTAGTTTTCTTAACAATAACTTCTGTACCCCTATTACTTTTAAATGTATCACCTACTTCCCCATCTACTATTTTTTTCTCCTCTTCAGCAACAGGTGCTTCCTCGGTAGTCACCTCTTCCTCAACCACTGTCTCAGCTACAGGTGCTTCCTCAGTAGTTACTTCTTCAACAGCAGTAGTCTCGCTAGGCAATACCCTACCCTCTTTGACCTCACCCTCAATCGCAGCCTCAAGGTCTAATACCTCTTGGTCTTCTTGTTGCTGTGCTTGAAATAACTCATCAACTCTAGCATCAATATCTTTTTGAGTAGGCTCATACTTCTTACGAGTACCTTTAACTCTATCCCCCTTAAATCCTTTTCTTCTAGTCTGACGATTCTCTCTCTTTAACTCTCGTACTGCCTTCTTCTCTAGCTTCTCACGTTGTTCCTCGGTAGGTTTTAATTCTTCTTTGACTTCAACTTCTTCAGCGGTAACTTGCTCAGGTTCTGGTTGGGGTGTTCCTTCCTCCATTCCTTGTACATCTGAGGCTTGTTGATCCTCATCCAAGTCGCTTGATTCTTGCTCTGTAGTGGCATCTTGTGTTCCTATTATTGTTAGTTGTGCATTAATATCTCGTATACGATCCTTCTGTTTCGTAACAAGCTCTTCATTCTTTCCGGCAATCTCTTTCTCTAGATTGTTTCTTTCAGTAATTAAATCAAATGATTCTAATTTATTTTTATTAGATAGCCCCTCATTAGGTATCTGTTCAAAGGTAGCAGCATCCTCAAGAACTTTTTCTTTTGCAGCCTCTGCTTGTTCGGCAGTTAATTGTCCCTGTCTTTGTGCGTTAGTAATATTATAAATTAATTTGTTTCTTTGAGTCTCGTTGGTATGTGCCTCCTTTCGCTCATTATACTCTCGGATGTCAGCATCTCTTCGCAATGCTTTTTTACCTGATTGAATCAAGCCTCCACCACCTGCTGCACCAGAACCTGCCATAAAGCCATAATACCCAGACTCTTTTGCTTGATCATAAGTTTCTCTCACTCCTTTTAGTGTAGTTAAATCAGGAGCGTCAGCAAAGTAATCCTTCTCCATCATACCATTGACTATATTCTTTAAACCAACATCGCCAAACTCTTGAGTTCCTTCAACAAATCCTTCACTTAAAGCACCACTAATAATTTTAATTGTACCATCTGCTATTGCTGCCCTAGTGCTATTTTCTATTGCTGTTTTAATAACTTCTTCAGATGCATCTTTAGGGACACTCTTTAACGCCTTACTGATTATATTTCTAGAAATCTTGTCGAACACCTTATTTCCAAACGCACCTGTTGATGCCTCCCATCCTAAATTTTCTAAAGCACCAATCATTACTCCATATGGAAATGATATAAGTTTCTTTTTCCACTCAGACAATTCATCGTATTCAGTACCTGCCATTTCATCTTCGATACCATTGGCGGCATATGCAAAGAACGCTAAAGCATTTCGTGTTTTAGCAGTTTTTTGTATAGCTGCTATCTGTTTCGCTGTCATCCCAGGCTTTACTTTTAAAAATCTACCACCTGTAGAAGCCACAACTCCAAGACTTTCAAACAAAAAGTTTAATGCTTTTGCATAATCATTTCTCTCCTCACTATTCATCCACGCTTGGGTAGTACCAGTAAAGGATGATTCAACAGCGTTGTCCATTGCGGCTATCATATCTCTTTTTGCTCGCTTTTTGACTCTGTCTACAATCTCACTATCCGACAATCGATTACCATTCTTGTCAAAGTTTATAGCACTATTTGGATTAGCAGGTATAAACATACTAGGCATCAAAGCCCCTCCTATATCAATCGCAAGGTTAGTGGCAAACTTAGGAGTCTGCATTAAGCCTTTAACAAAAGACTCCCCCAATGAACCAAAAAATGAACCTTCTAGTTGCTCATCTTCTTTGTATTGGTCTGCCAATGCTTCATCAAGTTGTAGCTTTATGCTTTGCAATTCTTCAGGAGGAAAGAAGTTAGGGTTGTCTTCCACGAAACGCATGATGGCATTTGCATCCATACTAAATCCTGTACCCTTACCTGCGGAGAACTTATCTTTGTTCTCTAACATATACTTATACTCGGCTAAACTCTGTTCCTCGCTTGAAAGTTTTTTAATGTCTTTACCATTAATTTTACCTTCATTCAAAAATTCTTTATTACCCTTTGAGAGATTGGTCTTTGCCATAAAATCTCTTAGCTGTTGGCTCGCTTTAGCAGCATCATCTATCCGTACAATTTTACTATTTATAACCCTGCCATCACCATCTGTCACGTTAACCTCCAATGCATCTGACCCCCATATAGCTTCTGAAAAAGTAAATGGTGTTCCATCAAACTCATTGTTTAAGTTCGTTACTGTAGCAGTCTCATCGCCTTCAACAATTAAGTTATCAACAACTGATGGCGAAGTGCTTATGTTGCCTCCATAAAATAAATCTTCAGGTGTTACATTCCCTCCAATCTTTTGAACAAGGTTATACTCCTCTTGACCGTAGTTGTCTATTATTTTTTTATCAACTACATCTACCATTTGTTGTAGTTCCTCATCTGCAATCTCTCCTCGTGTCGATGCTAGATTTTGAAATAATGCTACGCCTTCATTCTCATCTAAATTGTTTAAGACATATCCAATCTTTCTATCTTTATCTCTAGTTAAATCTCGCTTTGTTTTTTCTTGCTCGTACTTTTGAGTTACTTCTTTAGACGGAAGTTTTAGTTTCCCTCCTCCCATTCGTGAACCAAAAGGAGATTGAATAACGCTCTCCTCCTCTACCATTGTAGGCTTAGGTTTCTCAGGCTCTACTCCAGAATATCTATTTAATAATTCCTGTTGCTCCTCAACGGACATAGGATCGTCCATTCCAACCGGGCCTAAGAAAGGCTGTGTAAAATCTCGTGGTGGTGGTGTGGGTAGCACCCCTGTTTCTTCTATTGCTGTTACTCCTGCAATAGGATCAAAGTCAATCTGCTCTTCCTCAACCTGAACACTAGGCTCTTGTAAGCCCGAAGAACCATCCTCCAATACGGATACCGTATCTTCTTTTTTTTTTACAGGAGATGCTCCAAAATTAACTTGCTGTTGAAATTCCTCTACTGAACTAAATGCACCATCTTGCAATAAACTATATAAGTCTTCAGGACTAGCAGATGATGAAAACTGTACCCACTCTTCTGCCGAAGCAAATGCGCCTGGTAAAGTTAAATCGTAAAGGTCTTTTACTTCAAACATATAGTTATTGCTTTATTGGTTTTTAAATAGTGCTGTCAATTCTGCAACAGACATATTAGGATTTTCTTTTTTTAACTGAGCTAAAGTTTTCTTGGATGATGTCTTGCCCATTGCTCTGTTATTTATTTTATCTATACGAGCGTTTTCATTTAGTATTAAATTCCTTAATCCCTCGTTGACATACTTCAACATATCACCCCTAAGATCTGAATCAGAAGAGACATCAGCCTGGTATCTTTTGCCTCCTGGGCCTGGATAATACATCATCATCTTTCCATCTACCTCTCTAAATCTAAACTCTTTAGGTATTTTATTCTGAATAGCTCTATATTCAGCAGGTAACTGCATAGTGTGAACTGCTTTCTCAAAGTCTGAACGAGTTTTTAATTTATAACCTTTCTTTTCTCCCTTTTCATTAATAGCATCACTTATAGTAATAGGTTTACCTTTGTCATCTTCAACACCTGTAGAGGGAATACCCCCTCCAGATATAACTGCTAGCTTTTTTCTTGTACTCCCTGACGTAGCTTTGACAACATCAGTAGGTAAGGTGTTTCCTTTTAGATATTGATCTTTAGCTTTAGAAGTTATTTGTATTCCTTTGACTCCTTGATCACCTACAATTACATTAAATAATGCATCAGAAAATCCTGCAACATCTCCATCAACTATCTCAATCGTATCTTCTACACCTGTTTTACTGTTATATACATCCCAACCAGGAGTGTCCCCCTCGCTTGGAGTAAAGCTTAAATGAGGGTGTGTTTGTTTTAAAGACTGCACTACCCTTCTTACACCTTTAGAGTCACCCGATGCTAAGTCAACAGCATAACTATATACGTCAGAGAAATCTTCTTCTTTAGCTATTCTAGCAGCTCTTCTTTCTGCACGATCAGCATCAGCAGTTCTCTTACGCAAGTCTGCCTCGTATGAACTTTTCTCTTTAAATCCTAACTGCTTCTCAATCTCCATGTCAAGATTGTTTCTTACAACACCCAACTGCTCGTCAGTAAGTTGTGGCTCTAGAAGACCCATACCATTCTCCTTTAGGTATATCACCTTGCCTCCAGCCTCAGACTCCACCTCTGTAAATGTGTATCCCCCCACATCATCGGTAAGGATACTAGCATTGTTACGAGGAGATGTCATCAATGAATCAATGATGTCATTCTTGGCATCAGCAAATGTCATCTCAACACCATCAATAAGCATAGAATACTCATTTAATCTCTTGTCATCACGAGTAATGACACCATCGGCATTTAAAGCCTTTACAACCTCTCCTAATGCGCCTGTTGCCTTTTGCACCTCTGCTTGGACGTTGAACTTATTTATCTTGTCCTTACGCCTAGCGTTGATTGCATTTACATTCATCATAGATGCTGGGTCTCTTTCAATGTTACCATCACCATCGGTTGTTGTCAAATAAATTCTACCATCTACAGGATTTACAAATACATCCTTATCTTGCACATTCATAAACGCATCGTACTTCTCATTCTGATACATCTCTTGCATTGCTGCCTTACCATCTTGTAATCTTGTCATCGCCTCAGCATAGTCCTCATTAAAAGACTTGGATGCATCACTTAAATTTTTCCAATCATCAGAAATTATTTGTCTAGAGTTTAAATATTCTTGTGGCTTTAAGACTCCTTGCTTTAAAAGTTTTTCTTGCATCAACAAGAATTCTTTTGTTTGTCCCGATCCATTAAGTATAAACTGATTGAAAGTTTTGTTCTGACCTAGCTGAACATTATTAATCTCATTGATTGCATCAGAAGTTAGCTTGTCAATTCTAGCACGTTCAGCTTGCCTTTTATCAATAACCTCTTTAAGATCATCGCTAATGTCTTTACCTATCTTAGACCAATCCTGTATTCCTCTATCAGCCTTGCCAACGTACTTAAAAAAATCTGCCATTATGTTTTGTTTATTGTCTTAACCAACTAGGAAAGTAATTATTTGCTTGTTGCATAGATGCACTCCCATAAGAGTTAGGTTGCTGTCCTGTGTTGCCGCCTAATTGATTGTATGCAGTGTTGCTTAAAACACCTGTGGTTTGTAGCAATGGATCAGCTGCGCCAGCCAAGTTCATTCTATAGTTTGCGAATATATCTTCATCAGGAACAAAGCCTCCACGCCTAGCATTATTTATAACTCCTCGGTCATAGTTTTGTTCCATTATCGCATCAGTCGCTTGACCTCTAGATAAACCACCTAACTGATCCTTTCCTAATGAGTCAACAAATCTACCTGCCCTACGAGCATTGCCTCCTTTTTTGTACAAAGCAGCGGACGATATTCCGGCAGAAGCAATATCACCTAAACCTCCTATAACCTGCCCCATCATCTCATTCTTTTGTGCTTCAGCAGCTAATTCCTGTTCTTTTGCCACAGCAGCAAGTTCTAATTCTAAATCCATCTTGCCTACACGATTAACCTCATCTTGACTTAATATAGCTTTTTGCCTAGCCTCAAGTCTTTGCTGTAGGTTTGCTCGCTCTGCTTCATTGGCTGCATCAGCGGCTGTCATCAGTCCAGGTGTTGCACCTAACACTGCACGTTGTCCTGCTCCGGCAGTTACGTCACTTAGTTGTTGAAGTGCTGCAAGATTTTGCTGACCCTTTAATCGAGTAGCCTCATCATTAACATTAAGCTCTTCCATTACATTCTGCTCAAGAAGGTCTCTAGTCTTTTGAACTCCTTTATTAAACTTTTTACGTCCTTTTCTTTGTGATTCTTTTGCTTGAGCCATTTGGTAAAAACTCATTCCTGTAGTTGCTACCAATGGTACTAATTGTGCTACTGCTGCTGCTCCCATATTATAAAATTTTTGTCATTTGAGTATACCCTCCACTCATTTTCATATATCCTTGATCTGCACAAACATCCATCAACAATTTACTTTTTAGCATTGTCATCAGATAATTCTTACCCGCATCCTTTGCTATCATAGACACTTTAGAAGCAAAAATATTTAAGCATTCTTTCTTGCGATCCTTATCTTTATAGTCGAAGTTTGATACAATAAATTCACACCAAGCAACATTTGAATCTGTGTTATAAATAAATCCAGCGCATACAGGAACGTCTCCATCGTATACTATGTATCCTCCTAAACCATTGCTAGGTAAGAAGTCTCTACTTGGTGCAACAACTCGCCAATCTTTCCACCACTTTAATAAAAGCTCGTCATAGTCTTTATATTCAAGGGGTCGAATAGTGAATTGCATTAATGCAAAGTTAAAAAAAATTATGGAAAACTTTTCATGATGTCTGATGACAACGTAAACAACTCTACTTTTGAAATGCTCACGTTCTCGACCAAAAACTCTAGATAGTAGCCACGAAGTCCATGAGACTCAGCGACAGCGTTCTTAATGTAAAATGAATAGTTTGTTGCCACCATTGCAGAACTACCCCCTGTAATCGTAGAATCTACTGTGATTGTATTGTTTGTAAAGTTGACTGCTGTAATCTTTCCACCCAAGACAGTAGCATTAGATTGAACAAAATAAAATAAATCTCCTACACTTATTATTGAATCTAATACATTTGCAGGATATGTAATAACAATGGCTGATGGCGTTGATGTATCTACAGATGTTATCGCTCCAATACCCTGAGCTGACCTAAGTGCTAGTTCAGCATTTAGCACAGGTACTGAACTGATACCCCTGATGTATGAAAAGTAACTCCCCTCTTTTAGTTCAAAGTAATTCTCACCTGCGTATGATGGTGGAGGTGTGATGTGAGGATCGTCACTTGTACCTTCAATATTACCACTCTCCAAATCTGTCTGCCCAGCAAATGACCAACTATCATCAGACTCCAACTCAATGGTCTTAAATACTTTTACTACAGTAGACTCAACATTTATAATACTCTGCACACTACAAGGTGTAAACGTGCCATAGAACGTACATCTATTTGTGGTCTTAGAGTTGTGTCGATAAAGACTACCATTGCTAAAAGTATATAAATATTGATTCATACCCTGTATCTGCTCTGGAAAATAAGAATAGAACGAAGGGAATCCTTTAACATTCTCACTATAAGTTAGAGTGTACGCCTGAAGACTAGGCTCGGTGCTTGGGGGTATAACTGGTATTGCCATGTCTTTAGTTTATGTATTCGTAAATAAGATATAAGTAAGGCTTAAATGCCCCAGTCTGAATTAAATCATAATCAATATCAAAGTAGTATACTCCTGTTGTAGGGTTTACCAAAGGCGTTGCATTTGTTGAATCTATTAACAATTGAGAAATCTTAGCTGGAGTATTAATAATTTCAGTAGCAGATAAATAATATCTTAGTGTGTGAATAGACGGATCAAAAACAAAATTATCAAATCCGATTTTGTTAGATTGAATTCTAATTGTTATAGGATTTCCTGCTGATGGCACTGGAGGTATAGTACCTCTTCCTGAAGGGCCGCTTATTGCATCGTATTGAGATATTGAAAAGGTTGCAGAAGGACTATTATCTTGTGCTTGTAGTAAAACTAACTCGCTTTTTGTAGGACTATCATAATTACCTTGCGTCCAGTAATATTCATTATGTATGTATTTACCACTATTATCATTACTATTCACACAAACCTGAGTAACATTTAAGGTTGTTTTTATAGGACAACTTACAAGAACACTAAAGTCTGCTACACCTGTGCTAATTAATACTTCTACTTGTGCATTATTTACACCACCAATTTTATTAAATGTAAAAGTTCCTGAACTTGCGCTTGTTGCTCCTGATGTATATACTACGCCATTATAAGTTACATTTACAGTTATTGTTGTAGCAGGGTCTTTAAATGACGCAGTCCAAGTTACAGTAGACAATCCTGTTTCTTGTCCTAATAATACTTCCCATGTAGTAGAAGCCTCGGTTGTTCCTAGCACCTCATAATCTAAACCACAGGGTACTTTAGTTAATCCTACAGGCAACTGTGTTAAGTTTCCAGACAACACATACTCATTCATGTATGGATCGTATCCACCTAACTTTTGAGTGTTAGGGGTAAGAATAAAGTAATCTCTAAACCATGACCCCATTCCTGTGTCTGATATAACATTAAGCTGTTCTTGCTGACCGCTTCCTTTCAACTGAAGTACTGCGCCTCGTTTAACATCAGTAAAAAACTTATCAAATCCCCAAGACACAAAACTCTCAGGGTTGCTACTAATACCATACTTCTCAATTCTTGACACCTGATTACCTAGAACTTGTGGCACTGCTGCAACATTACCTCCTCCAGAAGGACTAGAAAGTAAAGTTTTACTAGATAGCACATAAGATATCTTATCTTCTTGCAATGTAAGTATATCATTCTGCCTAGCATTAAGTACTCGGATAGGCCCAAAGCTCTTTTCTAACTCCTTAAAATTAGCTGTCCCTAGGTTGAACTCATTTAACCTATTAACATTCGTGTCCTCATTGTATATGCCACTATAGGTGATATCAGCAAATCTATGCGCTTCCTTAAAGTCTTGCTCCGATACTGATGTGCTACGCTCACCCAATCTAAATAATGGACTAGCCAAGCCATCTCTAATCTTATAACTCTCAGCTCCATTACCAAATGAGAAGCAATTAAAGAAGGATGAGTTTACTACTCCTGAAACCGCAAGAGCAGGGTCGGAGCTAATAACTTGATTTACATCACCAACAGAGCCTCCAGACATATGATTACCATTAGTAATTGCATAGCTATCACTACCCTCGTAATATATATTTGCATCACTCTCAACGGGAATTGTTTCAAATATCAACAAATTTTCAGAGGTAAATACTCTAATGGACGCTTTAACTATCGATTGCCTAGGATTGTTAATTATTGTTGCGCTATCGCAAGGCTGCATACCACTTCTTATTTGAAAAAATTGTTTTCCCGCATAATAATCCGCAGTAGAACTTCCACCAGTACCTGTCCAATCTGTAGCACTACCCACAAAACCGTATTGATTTGTTCCTGTTATAGGAGCAGGAGCTGCTGGGGTAGCGGCTGGGCCTATAGGCATACCTGGAGATGTAGATATATCAAAAGGTAACTGCACAATATTAGGATCAAAAATATTTTGATTAGGGCCTTCACCATTATTAGGATCATTTTCCCCAGTGTTAAAATCTATATTCTGGCCTATTATAAAAGCATGTAAACTTGTGTAATTGTCTGAAGCAACAAACTCTTTTTGAAACCTATAAATATATTGGTCACAAGCATTATTTCTTCTGTTTCTTCTAAACTTTATATTAAATACAACTCTACTATTAGCCGGAATAGTCCAAGGTAAAAATGGAAGATTTGTCAATGATGGAGTACCTGAAAAATTAGGATTAGGTATTGAACATAAATAATTTACAACAGGCATATAGTTAGGTCGGTCAGCAGATGGGATTCCCATAGTGTTAGGAATGTCAGAACTATTAACTACTGATTCACCTCCTAAAAAACTATTAGGGTCATACTGAGTGTTAAACCCATTAGGTTTTATTTTCATATATAACCCACCTGGTTCTGAAATAGGATCGCCATCAGGATCGGTATTATCGCTAATAAAATTAGCAGGTTCAGAATCTAGCTCTAAAATTACAGTCTCTATACGCTCGCTCAATGCGCCATCGGTATCTCTCTTTACCCTAAGCCTATCTCCTTTAGCAGCTTTTGTTTGATTGTCTCCCTCTAACTTTACATATGTAGCGTTGTCAGCGGGGTCTATAAAAAACAGATCACTATATATAACTTCATAGTCAATACTAGAAGGCTTTACTACAAATTTATATCTAGTTGCCCACGATGGTGGCTTTTGATTAGGAGGAATAGTAACTTTAATGCTATTCTTACTTATAGACTGACCAGGAGGAACAAAAACAGTATTATCTGTACTTACTAACGCTGTAGTTGAACGATTAAATTCATCCATGTAAACAATACCAACTTCATAATCCCTATCGCTATGAAGGCTTCTGTTATTAGCAGAAATGTTAAAAGTTGCAGCAGCAGCAGTGGCTGTAAAATACTCATATAAATATGCTCCAGGAGTTGCAGCATCTACAAACCTCATCGCAATTAATGTAAGTCTAATGGTGGGACTTCCTGCTAATACAGTAGCAGTAATCGGCAAGCCGGGGGTAGTATTCCTACTACTCATGTCTTTATTCCAAGTTATTGAGGGGTCTAAAGGGGCTTGTATAGTGCAGTTAAATTGGTCGGTAGTAGAGAAACCTTGACTAGTCGTACCACATTGAGTTAAATCCGTTGGTATTGTAACACCTCGAAGAGCGTCTAAAAAAACAGTACTAACAACCAAGTTATCTATATTTGCATATGGCTGATCTAATACTACGCTAAATGTAATTGTAAAAGGAGCTTGTGTTGTGCTAGGCGTACCTGCTCCAGAAAAGCTATCATGAGTTATTCTAATTGTAAAATCAAGACTTGCTCCCTCTACCAAATTTGAAGCAATAGTACTACAATCAATATCTATTTGACCCTGACTAACTGTCCTAGTTACAACAGGGTCTATCGTAAAATCAAATGGATCAAATGAAACTCCTAGTTCTATTGGAGCTACGTCTTGGCTAACTAATTCTGTGTTGTATAACAACGAACAATCATTACCATTAGAATCAATCAAGTCGTAACCATCGACATAGTTACCATACATTAATCTATTACCCATTATAGTTTGAGCCTGTGCTTTTCGTGGCACATTGTCAAATACTCTAAGGATTTCATTTGTACCTAGAGTAGTATATATTTTACGATTGGTAAAGTTTATTGTATATGTCTGATTGTCTAACCATCCCTGAGACTCTTTATTAAACTTTTCTATGACATTTATTACTGACTGATTTGATAGTTTAAAAACCACATCAATCTCAGTAACATTCTCGTCACCAGTATCTATACCTATAGATGCAGAATTAAACTCATTGACCATACCTTCATTTTGATAAGTGTCAACACTTAAAGAAAATGGCTTGGGGTCAAACGCTATTTCAGAGAACTGAGACAATGCAGAGTACTCTCCATCTCGATACTTATATCTATATGCAAATGATATAAATCTAGTGTCCATATAATTTTCTCCACCAGGAACATTTTGTAAAGAAACAGTTGGAGACTCAGATGGAGGTTTTACAATAACAAGCAAATCATTTACTGAAGGCTCATTGTAAACCCTATCTACATTTATACGCATCGGTTGATTATTGTTATCTGTGAAAAACAATAAGCTATCGATAAATGTCATTGCATTTACTCTATATGTTTTACTAAAGTTTAAGGCTGTGTTTACACCACCGCCATCATTCGTAGATATTACATGATATATTAATACATCATTTAAAGCATCATAAGAAACAATTAAATCCACCTTGTTGGTTGCGCTTGGCGTGTTGTCAGGATCGTGTACGCACCAATAGATTGTTTCGTTTTCAGAATCCTCAAGAGACCCTAGGCATACTGCTTTAGAAGATAGAGCCTGACCACTATACTTTACCTCAGCGATAAGTTCATTCCCTCTAGCGTTTTCTACCGCACCTATCTCACTCTCTTCTGTAGACCCTAGTCGGATGTTCATTGCGTCAACATACTCGCCTTGAGGCAATAATCTTTCGTCAACACTTTTATTCATGCGACCCCTAACAAAACTTCTTTCTATTTTCATTTTATTTTATCCACTTGCTTTGTCCACGCAGGTTCATCAATAGTCTACCTGGGTGAATGTTGCTGATTCTAATCTTAGCGTTTCTAAGAAGCGCAGTCTTTTCTTTCTTTGCCCTTGCTATCACATACTCTTGAACGCCTAACTTATTTGTAAGTATCTCATACTTTATGTATGCATACACATAACTCTCAAATAACTTGTTTACTGTAATCTGAGAATCATCTCCATTGTATAAGCCATCGCTTACATACTCCAATATGCACAGTTCACCTGCCATACCAGAACTAAAGTTTATGACACCACCCTTATTATCAATCTTAAACGTAGGGTTAATGTTTGCTGTCTCGGTGTTGAGACCATACCTTGCTCCAATAGCATAATCGAAATACCAATACCCGTCACAACAGTATCCTAGCGTCTGATCAAAAGGACTGTTCTCATTTAAGTATATACTCTTCTGCTGACTTGTAATTCTCTCAATGTCTAAGTTTGAGTACTCCGGTTTTAAAACATTTCCATCCTGATCAAATAAAATCTTACAATTGTTATCTTGAAGATAAGCATCGCTATAGTTGGTCTGAATGTTTTCAGTTAGAGGCATCAACACATTATCTTTGTACATAGATATTCTAACCCAATTGACGTAGTCAGGAGGAAGAACAAAACGCAAGTTATCACATACGTCCAACTCTAAAATTTTAATCTCTTTAAACGCATCATAGTTTAATTCTTGAACTGCTCTCTTAGCATGGAACAATATCTTATACCTCTCCTCGTTATTTACTAAAGAATGATTACCATCATACATCAACAAGAAGTTGTTTACAATGTCTTGTAAAGATATGTATTGATATGAACCCCAATTGGCATTCTCCGGTGCAGCTCCGCCATTTTCGTAATATTGATATGCTGATATATAAGCCATAATTATTATTTTTCTGAAGTAGTTTCTCTAGTGTCCATACTTGATGCTACTTTTACAACATCACCCTCTCTTATAGATAACCCAGCATACTCTAATATCCTAACAACTAAAGTAGGCTCATCCGAAACAGGAATCTCAAAGTCTTGATAGTCTGCCGCTGTAGAATCAAACAATGGCTCTCCCGTTGAAGTAGGCACATCTACATATGTCCACTTAGGATCTTTAGGGTATCTGATATACTGACATACCACATCATCTTGAGTATTTATTGTAATAGGATATGCTGTCAATAGATTTGCCTCCATAGTATACGCAGGATACAAAGTGTTTGGAGAAGTAATATTTGAATTCAAAAGCAATCTAATTTTCTTTTGAGATACTCTCTCCATCTGTCTTAATGGAACAGCAGGTGTTGCTTGAGCATCGTAAAAAATACTATTTAATAAATACCAATCAGAAGGTAATGTAAATGTGTTTGTTGCTGCTACTAGCGTTAGGTTTGATGTTACCGAGAAAGAATCTATAACCTCCTCATCATTCTGTTTTAAATCAGCGTAACCTGTACCTGACTGTCTAGCATTCTCTTTATTTATCTGATAGTTGTAATCAAAAAAGTAGTTCTCGAATATATCTAACTGAGCCTGCTTTGCAAACAAGTTAAAATCTGAAGGAGAAATGTATCCGTAATTGTTCTTATTTAGTATGGATAGAACTGTGTTTCGTACTGAGTTAATCATCTCGTGTATTCTTTACACAAAGATAAACAAAAAAAAAGAGGGCTATAAAAAAGCCCCCCTTTCAAATGTTAATTATTATTTTTTACTCTATGTTGGTACGTCTGTACTAAATGTTGTAAAGTTTGTCATTGTTCCGTTGTTTCCTCCCGAACCATTGTCCGTCAAAATCGGACTGACATCACCGTCACCGCATCTCCACCAACTAAGTGGATTTAATGATGCGATATCATTAGGAACACCTGTTCCATATATTGTGGTAATATCACTTGCAGAAAGCTCTGAATTAAATACAGATACTTCATCAAGGTTTCCGTTCCAAAATACTTCGGTATTTGCTCTTGCGCCTAAATTAAATTCGCTTGTGTTAGCAACAGAAAGAGTTAAAGTTCCGCTTCTCACTACTGTTGGAGATGCGCCATTTACATACAAGTTAAGACCTGTGTTTAATCCATTACCATTATAAGTAACTGCAACGTGTTGCCAAGTATTATCTACTATCTCTGCGCCTGTTCTAATTTGCAGTTTAGCAAATGAAGATATGTTTGGAGTCATTATAAAAACAAGTTTTCCATCTATTTCATAAAATTGGTATCCCTTTTCTCTACCTGCTGCTCTAAGTGCCTTACTTGCAATAGTCATTTGACCGCTGCCATTTGATTTGATCCAAGCAGAAATTGTAAACGCATCTGTAATGTCAAAGTCTAAACTTGAGGCATTGCCCATTGTTACAAAGTCACTATTGCTGCTGTCAAGTAAGATTGATTTCGTGTTTGCAAAAGCAGGTGAACCGCCCTGTACACCACCGTCACCACCAATGACGTTTGATATGGATATCTGCATTGGCATACTATACTTCTATTTTTTCTAAGTGCTTCTCTAACATTTTCAAAGTTGGCAATCCATCATCAGTTTTTAAAAATGTTGCAACCGCATAATTCTTATCTTCTCCAATAGGAAGGGTCAATAACTTTGTTTTATTATTAGGAAGGTTAATGAAAACATCTCTATTCTTATTTCGTAAACGAAGAATAGTTTCGTCAAAACATCTAGCAATAGTATCTTGAACAGAAAGACTTGGATCTTGAAGAGCAATTAGAAAATCTTCTGGATAGTTTCTAGCAAAAACTAAAACATCTCTTTTGATTTCAACAGTACTAATTTTATCTACATTCAATCCTAACTCTACTCGTGCAATACTAAGCATCATGTCTAGACTTAATTCTTTTGCTTTTATTAAAGCATCTACCTCCATATTTAAAACATCTACATCTTCTTTAGCATCCTTCTCGTGGTCTAACAGACTAAATGTCTTATTAAAACCAGGGTGATACATTAAGAATTTTTGTAATGCTGGATTAGTCTTTGGAACAACTAAAGAACCATCTTCAAATACAATAGGCTCTAATATAAAGTTGCCATCTTGCTCATCCTCAAAAACAGATTTCTGATTCTTTGCATAACGTAAGGCTCTATTCTGAGAACCGTCCCAATGCATAAGGGGATTACTTGAAGAGTTTCTAGAGTTCAACATAAAACTCAATGGGGGGTTTGTTTGATTCAAGACAAATATCATGTCTTTTGGAATGTTATTATTTTTTTTCATTTGATTTAATTAAAGTTTAAAAAAAAGGGGAGGCGAACCTCCCCCTATTTGGTTTTATATTATCCTTGGAATAATACAAAGTTGTTTGCTCCCATGACACAAACAGCTCTCTCAGAAAGGAAGTTAACTTCCATTGCATCTAGAGAAGATGTTCTTGCACCACCAGCAGAACCAGTCATCCAAGTTTTGTATCGTCTGTCCTCAGTCTGAGAAGCTCGGTAACGAACATGAAGGAATGGACGCTTTGCGTTCTTTCCTAACACTTGGTCGTAAACGCTAGTTGAACCAGCAGGAACTAAAAGTCCACTTATTTTACCACCAACTAAACCACCCCGCATTGTTGGGTCATTTAGGTATTTCCAATCTGTCTTGTAGAAGTCATAACCTCTTCGGAATCCTGAGAATCCAAGGTTAAGTGCCATCTCTTCGTCATTGTCAAACAGTCCGTAAGATGTACCACCTGCTCCATAAGAGTTTTGAGCAGCAAGCATATCATCGATTGCAAAACCGAAATCTCTATTTAAGAAGATTGCGTTTTCTTCAATTGCACCTTGCTTGTCAAGTCGTGAAATGATAGCATCAAAATCTGCCAATGCTACTGGGAAACCACCGTTCCAAACATTACCTCTTGCGCCTACAGCACTAAAGATACCTTCAGAACCAATAAATCCAGCAGCAGTTGCACCTGAACCAACAGCAGCAGGAACAGCCTCAATCATTGCAGTCTCTAGCATATCATCGAAACGTAATCTTGTTTCATGCTCAGACTTCAAGTACCAAAGGTATCCATTTGCTCCATTCTCAGTTGTAACTTCAACCCATCCAATCTGCGCCATATCAGAACCATTGACAGTATATGTGTCTTTAAGGATGATAGGGTTGTTAGATAAGAAAAGATCATCAGCTTCTAATGAACCTACCATTCCACTTGTTCCTTTTTGGAACTCAGAACCATATGCAAACATAGTAATAGTACTTGCAGCAGCGTAAGCAGCCTGAGTAGCTTCGTAGTATGCAATTGTAAATTCATTAGCTGCAAGCGCAGCAGTAGGCCCAACAGCAGTAACAATTGCTTTGTTAGAGAATGTTGAAGCAGCAGTCTCGTCTGTAAGGAAAATTGTCTGACCAACACGAACAGCGATTGCCCCTGTACCAGGAACTAACTGTGCAAGTGGAACTGTAACTGTTTGAACTGTTTCAGCACCAGTGTAAGTAGCTAATGTACACGCAGCATACTTTGTGTGCAAACGCCCTTGTTCTGCCCACTTGATGAGGTCAGAGTTGGATGGCATCTCTGCGCCAACCATTCTTAAAAATCCAGAGATGGTACGGTTACCATATCTCTCAAACTCCTTCTCGTAAGTATCAGGAAGATACTGATTCAAGAAATCAAAGTTTGTAATGTAATTGGTAGACAATGCTACCTGTTCTGCTGACGGTTGCAATGCAACTCCACCAGCGACTAAATTTCCAGCCATTTTTTTAAATGCCTCCTATTTTATTCAGAGGACTTTATTAATTGTTTTTTTTTGATCTTATTGTAAGGCCACGACTCGATGTCGAACTAAGTGCCTTAATTTGCGTTCCCCCCTTGTTAGAAACCTCTGGTGTAGATCGCACAGAATTGAAGTTTATATTCTTCGACTTCTTTGCGGAATCCGTAACCGTATCAGCTTTCCCTTGCTCATAAAAAAATTGAGCAAACTTTTCAGGGTTCATTGCAATCGATAATGCTCGATGATATCCTTTGGCATCCTTCATCATTCCCGACTCATCTAGAAACTTATTTACAAAGTTATTTACATCTAGTTGATTCTTCTTTAACTCAGACTTTTCACCAGGTGAGAATGTTATTTGCTGCTCTCCAATCTTGAAATCAAAACCTTTGAATTCATCGTTGAACACCTCTTCGGTTTTATTTACAAACCAATTTGACTTTCTCTCTAGCTCCTCTTGATACGTCTTTGCATCATCTATATATTTCTTGTAAGCTTTAACCTCTTCTTGGTTTTCCACAGAAGCCGACCCAACACTAGACTCTAGTGGGGTGGAGTATTTCTGTTTGTAATCCTCAAAGAAATTTTTAGCTTTTGCAAGCTCCTTTTTCTTAGCAATATTTTTTTTCTTAACGACATCATCTTCGTCATACTCTTCGTCATAACCAAACTTGTCCTTGATGAGGTAACTAATATCTTCTCCATCTAGTTCCTTTTCAGTCTGACGATAATACTCTACTAAGAGTTGGTCTGGATCAAGGTCATCATAATTTTTGTTAGCACTAACAAAATCATTTAAACCTCTACCAGTTTCTTTTTTAAATTTAAGATAGGTAGCAACATCTTCAGGCAACTCTTCATTCTCTTTACGAGCTTCAGCGAGTTCATCTAATGATGATATCTCTCTACCATATCTTTTTCCTATATATGAAAGAACGTCTTCCTCATTCAACTCTGAGGATTGAGTTTGTGTTTCGCCTTGCGGCTGTATATCTTCTTGCTCTTGCGTAGAGGCGGTACTCGGAGGGCTTGATTCATTTACTGATTCGTTACCATTATCTCCTTCAAGTTGCTCTTCATGCTTTTCAAGTAATTCTTGTTCAACTTCTTGAACTGATTTTTCTCCTTGATCCTCTACTGCTCTTACTTTAATTTCCATTTAATTATATTTTTACAAAGGTACAATAAAAAACTTATTCCTATCTAGGGTTAAATTCAGCAAAATCAAAACCATCTAACGAATCTTCGTTGGATTCAAAATTAATAGGCGGCAAATCTTTTTTACGCTGATCAATTAATTTAGACTGCTGAGTATTTTGTTGACTAATACGAGATGCTTTTGCGTCTTCACGCTGACTTTCTCTATTTTCTAATCCATTTTGTTCTACACCTTTAATTTGCATATTTAAATCAAACTCCTTTTGCATTAGTGAGAATTTCAATTGAGCTTCTTGTTGCATTTTATCAATCTCGAATGCAATCTCTGCTTGTTTGATTTGCATTTTAGACTGAGTTTCTGCCTCTAGCTTTTGCATAGAAGTTTGTGCCGCCATCTGTTGTGACTGCATATTAATCTCAGCTTGCTGCTGTTGCTGTTGCATCGCCATCTGCTGATCCTTCTCAGCCTTTTGTGTACGTTTAACTTTTAGCAATTGATTTGCTAACTTAATATTTCTAAGCTCACGAATATCTATAGCATCTTCTAAGTTTATATCTCCCTTAGACAAAGCCATCTGAATATTCTCTTCTAGTTTTTGCTTTTGCTCCTCATCAGGTGCAACATCAATAAACACTCCGAAGTCATAGATATACAAGTCTTTAATCTCATCTAGTATACCAACATTATACTTACCTATCTGCATTGCAAACTCATCTTTGAAATCAGCATACTCTAACAGGTCAGAGATACGACAAGAAAGCCCTTCAGCAATTGTTCGTGTAATATAAAGACTAGCATCTAGTATGTGTCTAGTTGCAGTGTTTGAATTTAATGCAGCTAGCTTCTGAACACCAACTAAAGAGTTTGGATCAGGTGTAGAACCATCTCTCGCTTCATTCAATCCTGTAACTGAACGAATCATATCTAAATAATGATTGTAGTTACCAATCAATGCTCCCATCTTTGCTTGTCCTGAATTAGCAGTAAGCTGGGTAATTGGTACTTTTGCCTGATTATAGTCCCCCTCTTGAGTGTAACTTCTTCCAATAACACTACCAGTTTGCATATACATTCGTAATGCGTCTTCAGGATTGTATGCTTGACCAGTTCCTAAATCCACTTCGTTAAGACCATCAGCATCTATAAACACACCGTCTGGTACGACTTTAGATATTACTTGTTGCAGCTTTAAATGTGTGATTTGAATAAGATCAGCAAAAGGAATCATACGCCTAACCAAAGACTCAATGTTTCCTTTGTACATTCTTGGGGCGCAAGCTACATAGCTAGGCATTGCAAATTGACTAGCAGACTTTGGGCGAACCATGTTCTCCATCATCTCCCATTTTAAGACAATGTTTGTACCCATTACCATAATGCCTTCATACCAAACCTCGATTTTCTTTTCGACCTTTTCAAATCTTCCCTCTTCCATCATTTCAGCAGGTGGGTTGAACTGGTCATCCTTCTCAATTACCTTGTACCCACCAGACTCAAGTCTTTTCTTTTTGTGAGTAAAAGTATTTGTAGTTTTATAGTTAAAGTATAATAAGGTGCAAGAGTCTCTATAGAATATATCGTTCTGATACTGTTGAGCAACATTGTAATAGTCATACCATGATTGGCTATAACTACTAACCTCTTTCATTTGCTCATTAGTAATGTCAGGATTAATCTTTACCAACTCTGTAATTGGAACAGTCTTTACTTCTCCCCAATAAAAACAATCTTTAAAGTGAGGGTCTTCAGTATAACTGTATACAATATTAGCAGGGTCTACATATTCAACTTGAATACCTTGACCGGGTAAGAATTGATGTTTGGTGCATCCTATACCAAGTACCGTAAGGTCATAATCGACTCTCTTTCGAACATCTTGATAATGATTCTCCTCTAGCACAGTATTGATAGCCTCTTCTTCTGCTATCTCTATCCCTGGTTTATAATTCAGTTGCATATACAATGACAGCTCTTGGTCATTAGTTGGAAGCTCTTGTGGATTGGTCATAAAAGGATCAACTCCAAAGTCTTTACTTATTTGTTCCAATACAGGGCGAGCAACCATATCTGCCTCAATCATGTCTTGGTATTGTGAACGCTTCTCTGCTGACAATGCATCTTGAGAATATGCACGCACATGAAACAATCTATCTGACATTCCATTAACAACAATGTCTACGAATTTCGGAAGGATAGGAACAGGTGTCCAATCTAAGTTGATGTAAGATAAATCACCATCTATAGCAATCTCATTCTTGTACTTTGCAACTGACTGCTCGCCTCTTGCATACAGTCTCAATCTATTAAACTCTGCCCATTGGCTATAGAATCTACAGTTAGTTCCATCTTTTTTAAACCACTCATATTGAATAGCTTGACCAATTTGTAAACCGAACTCATCGGTTTTTTTTTCACCATCTGAAACAAACTGACTTGGGAATCCTGTAGGTGATATGTTTATCGTTACCTCTTTCATTTACTTCCTTAATTCACTTATAGAACCTGTGTTACTATACCTTGCAAAGTTAATACTTATTTTTGACTCTGATTTTTGTGGGGTGTATATATGTTTTTGATTAGCCATTATAGCTAAACCTGAACTTATAGTAGCGTCAAATTTTGTTCTATTATTTATATTAAACTTCGCCCAATCCTCTAAAGTTCTAGTAAAACACATTGACCCCATTTCATCGGAATCTCTATATGTTGACTCCATATCTATACCAACATACTTCTCAATGTAAGACTCTATAGCTGTGGCGTGTGCCTGTTTTACATCCTCACTAGAGTTAGGTATACCTCCTAGTTCTTTCTCGGTCTTTGAAAGTTTAGATATATGTTTGTCTGGTCTATTAATACTAAATCCCCTATAGCCCCGATTCTTGAAATGATATAGCAGTCTAGGCTTGTTGTTCTCTACAAGTATAGGCATACCATAAAAGATACAAGCCATTAATACTTCCTCAAAAAATATCTCAGCAGTCTGAGGTCTAGCAATATATTGTAAGAAGAACTCATTGGTCGGAGCATTGTCCATATGAAACTTTGTTAATCCATGAAGCGCACCATTAGAAGCACCACCACCAACTGTTCCGGATATATCATAAGAGTCACATCCAAATGCACCGATGTGTTCATTGCCTGGTAGTTTTCTACCACCCTTTGTTATGATATTGTTTTGTAACGCTGCGCTCGGCAACCAAGACACCAAGAATCTGCCTCGATTGTCTGGAGTCCAAACCACTTTAGTATCTTTCTCTCCATTTAACCACTTGAATGTACCTCTAGTTAAAAAATGTTTCTGTATCAAACTTTCATTGTAATCTATCTGAGCATATATTTTTGTTAGATTAAACAACGACTGCTTACTCTCATCCCTAAATGCGTGCGATTCATTTCTAGGAAACTGACGATAGTATTCATTTAATGCATCAGGATCTGACTTTAAAGAATCAACCTCATTTTCCCAATAGTCTATTGCACCTACATCAATCAACATACCATCAATACCTTGAATAGGTTTCTCAGGTGTTCTTAGTATTGGGTTGCCATATAAATCTATAAACCCCTCCATGTTCCACTCCATTGGTACGAACAAACTATATAGGCCACTTTTGGTTTGACCATTCGCATTTCTATTTTTTACATTCGAATCATTATAAAGATTTTTAAAGTTACCACCTCCCTTCTCTAGAGCATTAGATGTTGAACCCATCATACATTTACCAATAACTTTGCTTCCCAACCTTAGACAAGTTTTTGTTACACGCCAGTTGTTTAATATATTATCAGGCTTATCCCACTTACCACTCTCATCGTGAATTAGTAGTTGTAACTTCTCACCATCATAACTGTTGTCCGAAGTATTCTTCCAGTCAATAGTTGTGTCTAGTCCCTCCATATCATTTTCATCTATGGTAGACATATTCTTTTTTGTAATCTTAGATGCTGGTATTCTATATGCTAATTCAGTTTTTGGTTTATCCATACCATCTTGTATGGGTCTGAAAAAGAATGGATAGTTGTTAGAAATAGGAACGACCTTGTCGGTAAACATTTTTTTGGCATCAGCTCCAGTCTTAGACAAGATGCCTATACGAGCATCTTTTGCTAGAGTACCTATGTTAGTGCATTCTTCAGATGCCATAAATGAAAATCCTGAACGTCTTATTTTTAGATAACAAATTCCAAATGATCTATAGTCTGCCTTACAGGCTTCCCAAAATATGTAAAAGATTCTATTGGCTTCCCGGAAGTCAGGATATCCCACATCAATTTTTGTCCATTGTAAATACATATAATGAGATCCAGTAATATAAGTAGGCTCTCCATTACGCATGAACCAGTGACCATCTTCTCTTCTGTCAAACTCTGTCTCAATATAATCGACCCATAAGTTTTTAAATGCCGAAGGCATTTCGTTCCATTGGAATATTGATTTAATTTTAGATAATTGCTTAGGATAGTCTTGCCTCTCCCAATATTGTTCACTCTTTGTTTTACTACGAATATTTGGATTAGATGGTTGCTTAGGAAGGGCAACAAGTAAACCACTAATATTATATATCGGGCCTATCTCTCCTGTCTTTGATATTACGACAATGTCATATTTTTGATTGTAACCATAGAGCCAAGACTTCGCTCTGTTCTTATTCTTTAGAACAGTAGTGGGTATTACATCAAACACCTCTTTATATATACTATTTAGCTCGTCTTTCTGCAAATCCTTGTTTAGAGTCAGCCACCTTGTCAACCCCTTTATTTAATAACTCTCGCTCTCCCTCAATTCTTGTGAGTATCTCAAACGCATCAAATATTGCTAGCTTCTTTGTAGCAGCAGCATTCTTTAATCTATCTGCTGCAAGCTCGTCATCGGGATCGGGTTTGATAATATCTTCCTTAGCAACTTTTATCAATTGCTTTACTGCCCTTTCACCAGCGTCTATGATTTGTTTTTTTAATTCATCTACATTCATGTCTTCACGCATATGGCGTGGTTATACATTCGGTATAACTTTTCGCCATCAATTTTAAATTCATACTCTGAATCAGGAAGAAATCCTATCTCATCTCCTTCGCTCACTCCCATTGAAGATAGAAATTTATTTCCATACTTCAACACACCAACAAGCTCTTCTTCTTTTATGGCTTTATCTATTGTGTAATTTTTTGGAGGTACAGGTTTTACAAAACAAAACTTGTCTCTACTTTTCCAAACTCCATTATGTGAATGTGCAAAGTATTGATCCTCATCAATTAAAAACAAATCTTCTTTGAAAAAACTTTTACCACTTCGCTCCTTACCTTGCATATCGTTGTAAAACTTAAATGCATTGTGGTGAACTAATAAGGTATCTCCAACTTGAATGTCTCCGGAATATCTTAGGGGTGTCTCAATTACTTCAGCAAACCTATTTGAAACAGTATGATCTTCTTTTGAAGATGAGGTTATAAAATCTATACCCCCTATTTTCTTTAGGTTGTCGTAACGTCTACCCCCGATTGGCTTTACAATAAAGCAATGGGGTGATTTCATTATATTAAAAATTTATATTGTACTCTATAGATATCGGCATCGATGAACTGAACTCTTTCCAAAGTACAACTTCATTGTTTGCTTCTATCCAAATTTTTGTGTTACCAGACTTCTCGTCTACCTGAATCAAATGTATCGTATAGTTTCCTCCTAGCACAGATTGACCTAGCACATAGTGCATGGCGGCCTTATAATCTGATCCTATAGAAACCTTTCGTATCATTTATTTTTATGGTGTCAAGTTGCCATAGGCATACCAAGTATCCGTTGCGGTTTTTACAATGTGAGCGACAGCCTTTTGAGCCGCGAGATTTGCACCTACTACACTATTTAAAGTAACACCTGAGGAGGGAGCAATAGTTACCTGTCCTGCTCCTTCTTGAATTATTGTAATCTTAGTTCCTATATTAAAAGCTACACCTGCATTGGTAGGTATTCTAACGTCTGTTACAGTACCTGCTGTGGTTACAACCACACCTTCAGAATTTGAAAGAGTTAAGTTTATAGTAGTTAAGGCACTTGAGGCAACGGAAGAATTATTGTTTTGCCAAGTAACTTGACCACTTGCATCTGAAACAAGTATTTGTCTATTTGCACCTAATGTGTCGTTATAGTCTTTTACCGTCCCTGTCAAACTAATTGAACTGTTACAGGTCAAAGCTCCACCAAGAACCATTGTTCCTGTAGCACCCATGGTAAATTGACCACCACTAAAATTATATCCTCCTACATGAACAATATCGCCTGTAGGACTATAGTTACCTGTTTGCAAGATGTTTCCTGTAAGAGTGTAGTTACCTCCTGTCTGAGTAATATTACCTGTCAGACCTATGTCTCCTGTCTGAGTAATATTACCTGTCAGACCTATGTCTCCTGTCTGAGTAAGGTTACCCGTAAGACCTATATTCCCCGTTTCTACGATATTACCTGTAAGGTTTAAATTACCTGTAAGGTTTATATCGTTTGTTGCAGTATTACCTATAGCTAAAACTTGGTCAAGGTTTTGATTAGTAAGCCCCGATCCAAAAACAAGTTGACCACTTGCATTACATACAAGAGTCTCTCCATTATTCCCAAGACTGCCATTGAAATCTTTTACCGTTCCGCCCAAAGTTAAAGCTCCACCAGACTGAGTTAAGTTACCTGTTATACCAAAATCACCTGTCTGAGTGATAGCACCTGTAAGAGTAATACTCTGTGTTGCGGTGTTACCAGCATCAAGTACATTCTGCAATGTGATATTAGATTGAAACAAAGTAAGAATATCTCCTATTAAGAAGTTCTTTGTCTGATCTGCTGGAGAACCTCCAACATCTGTTCCAATTACTTTATCCGATATTGTTACCGGACTTATATTTGCATATGTACTTATCTTGCCCATGGTTATTCTTTTTTAGTAACCTCTCCTGTTTGTAAATTTACAACGGAGTCCTCACCATATTTTTTCATCAGTTTCTTTTCTACCTTTGAGAACTCATTTTGGATAACATCCATCCTCTCAAAAATACTTCGCTTTTGAAGTTCTAAATCTCCAATCGCTGATTTGTTTTTTGCAAACTCAGAATTTAATTCTTGAATCTGCGACAACTCATTGTCAGTTAATTTTGCCATTTGATTTAATTTTTAACAAAGATAGGAATTATTTCTTTCTTGTCTTCTCAACTGTTCTTCCACCAAAGTATGCAGCTATAACTGTTAGTAAAAGAATCTGTAGGAGGTCTACCCAATTCGCTTCAACCTTAAAATTAATCTGACCTGCATCAATAAATATTAATAGCATTGTACAAAAAACTAAGAACATCAACACCAATGGTCGGACATTTTTTGACAGCCAAGAGTCTGAAGTCATATCTGCCTTCCACCTCTCGGTGACGTTATTCTGCATATCAGCCTCGGCTTTGATAAGTATCTCTGCCATCTCTTTCTCGAACTGAGCCTTCTCATCTTTGGTTCTAATGAATTTGTCTACAACTCCTCCGACCTGCTCAACAACTCCTGAACCTTTTCCAAATAGTCTTGCTAATATTTCTTTCATTCGTTTTCGATTTTATTTATCATTTCAATGTGAACCTTTGCAATTCTATCTCTACCCTCCTCGCTCAACAGGTATGTCTTGCATTCCTTTTCATTTGTCATAAAGAAGTTCTCCGACAATATAGCAGGCATAGCTGTGTGTATAAGAACATAGAAATTAGATTCTTGGTCTACATCTCCATCTCTATAAGTGTCTGGTCTCATTGTAATGCTTTCGTTATAAGAATTCGTAAACTCTTTTTCCACTTCTGTATACAACACTGTCGCTATCTCATCTGACTTGGTTTGTCCTTCAGAAGTGTATACACACCAACCATTTGCCGACTCATCAGTAAATCCATTTGCGTGTATGCTTACATATATACAAGGCTTGTCTGACTCACGATAAACCTCATTAGCCATCTTTACCCTTGTAGATAAAGACACATCCTCATTGGTATCTACTAGGTTTATGTACTCAATATTATTCTTATCGCAATACTTTGCGATCCTTTCTACAATAGCACGATTAAACTCTCCCTCAAATAACTGAGTACCATCTGACCAAATAGGGCTACGCTTTCCGGCTGTCTGATACACACCATCAATAATTCCACCATGACCATTATCAAGAATCCAAATATATTTTGAATCGCTCTTGATTTCTTGACCACAGCATCTACATACTTTTGCCATAATTTACTATTGAAGTTGGTACAGACGATTCTCCATAGTCTGAAGTTGTCCCTTTATGTCTGTGATTTCCTCCTTGATAAACGTAAGCTCGTTGGAGGTTTTTATTACCGCCTCTTTAACCTCTTGGTCTTGGACGGGTAGTTGTTTAGCTTCCTCAATCTGAGATTGGAGAGAGAAGTACATACTTACAAAGGTTCCTATTAACCCTGCAATAAAAATAAAATTCCTTGGTGAAAGTTTTATCTTTGTATTCTCACTAATCGTCTCCATCACTAACTATTTCATAATTTATTTTTACATCCACCGATACGGTGGAATAGAATACTACCACAACGCTAAAATATCTGCGGCTGACGTTCCTGTTGTTCCTGTTTTAAAAACTCTTGTTACTTGCACCGGTATAAAAGAACCTGCTAACACGCCAATAAATTCAACTGTGTCACCTCCCGCTGTAATTACTTTTAAGTCTCCTGCTGTTCCAACATAAAGAACACAACCATTGTTGGGATCTCCTGAATTATTATATATAATATAAGCAGCTCCGGAGGCTACCACTCCTGTAACAGTCAAAGTGTCTGCACTGTCTATAGCGGTTACTGTCATAGCAACACCGCCTGTATACACAATGTCACCGATATTTACTCCATTGGTGGTAAAATTTTGCGAAGTGTCTATAAGCTTTGTTGGTGAGTTAGAGGTAGTGGTACTGCTAACCGCAAGCATTGCAGGGTTTGGAATATCTACAGTGTTATTTTTTATTACCTCTAAAGCTCTGTAAGCCTGTAATTTTTGATAAGCCATTTTGTTTTTTTTTATTTTTTAAAAGGAAATACTCTATTCAAAGAATCTCTACGTTCATCACACCCACAGTCTTTACCAATAGCATTTGAAACTTTATTGACTACAGTTTTTATTCCTGTAGCTTTTGTAAACTTCTCAATGCTATCTCCAAGACCTCGGCTTGGTTGATTAAAAGTTGGTTTCTGTTTGTATGCCATACTTTATATATTACTTACAACCCGAAGCACTTCTATTTTTTTTACAGCTTTGTTTTGTTTTTCTTGTGTTCTGTCCTGCTGTACCTTTATTGGGGTCGTTTCTGCCTTTCATATTTTTCTTACCCGCTTGGTCAGATTTTTTAAACCTAATGCCTAAGTCTTTTGTAATTGTATTTCGTATTCCTCCAAACGTTTGTTGACGTGATGTTTTCTTTGCTCGTTTTTTTTCTTCCGGAGTCAATCTGTCAAACGCGGCTTTTTGTTTTGCTTTGTTTTTTTTATCGGTATCTTTTTTAAGATTTTTTTCTTTTATCTTGTTTTGTTTAAAATACTCAAACGCGGCTTTTTGTTTTGCTTTGTTTTTTTTATCGGTATCTTTTTTAAGATTTTTTTCTTTTATCTTGTTTTGTTTAATTTTTGCACGGTTAGACTTAATACTTGGATTTCTTTTCTCTTTATTCTTGTCACTCTTTTCAATCCGTGAAATTCTCTTTTTTTGCTTAGGAGTTAATTCACCTTTGTATTTCTTTTTCTTTACCGTTACTGCGTCTCCCTTGACAGAACCCGGTACAGGCATAGTATATTTATAATCAGCGGCTTTACCGGAAGATGTAGCTTTAGATAATACTTTTCTATCCTTTCTCTTGATTTTCTTCTTCTTAGGTTTGTCATCACCCGGAAACTGAGTTTCGGCTAACGGTATTGATATTCTATATGCCATCTTATATATTTTTAAACATTAACTTTCTAATGAACTTATTCCAAGTTCTCTTACACTTCAATCCAAATGAAATGATTTTATTACCTAACCATACTAAAGCCTTGCCCATTACTTACGGATTAACCCGCCTAAGTGAGACTTTACGCTTTTTGGGTAAGCATTTTCTTTCATAGCATGATCTCCACTGTAGGCGTGACCAGTCATAGCCTTAGCCATTCCTTTAGATTCGTCTCTACGAGATTTCATTGACTGACTCTTAGCACCTCTGTGCTTCATTCCTAATGACTCATCGAGTCTTGCGTTATATCCTTGCTTCATTGTTTTTTGTTTTTACAAATATACTAATATTTTCCTTGGCGATTTTTTGGTGATGACTTTGTGCTTCCACCTTTACCAGCCCATAGATTTTTACACGACCAGTAGCGTGCAGTAAGTTTTGACTTAGCGGTGTTACACTTGTGGCGTGCCTTGAATGACTTGCGAGCTGCCGCAGAATAGTTGTGACCATAGCCCTTAGCACCAAAGTGAATTAACTTCTCCTTGCCAGCCTCACAGGCTTTCACCATCTTCTTCTTACCTGCACGATCAGAAGCAACCACTCGGTTGCATTTCATCTTACTCTTCTGTGCCATTACTTAGTGTATTGTTTTGTGACTTTGCCTGCCGGAGTGTTAGACACGACCTGCTTACCTTTTCGACCTTCACGTTTCTTTTTACGAGCAGTTCTTCTACGCTCTGCCTTAGTCATACTCTGAGCCTTCTTCAATGGTAAACACCTATCGGGATTCTTCTTGTTCTTGCTTGTGCCACAAGCACCCTTGATAGAGCCATCAGTACCTATGCGTACCCATTTCTCCTCTAGCCACTTCTTAAGCTCACCCATATTAGTATGAGGACTTCATTTTTTTCTCCATACCATAACCGGGGTTGTTTTTCATAGAACCCTTCATAGTCTTTGCAAACTCACTAGCTTGAGCTTTACCCACTGCATTATATGGGAATACTTTAGTCTTCATCTTTCCTGTGTCTCCACACTTATAATTTACTGTTGGCATTTGTTTTTTGTTTTAAAATTTTAAAATCATCAGCAGTAATTTTATCGAATGGCATTGCTGCCCTTGCAATCTTTCTCTGCTTTTTACTTAACTTACTCATTTATTTTTTTGTTTGAGATTTAATCATCTTCTCAATTTTTGCAGCTTGCTGAGCGTGCATCTTAGAGGCTCCCTTCAGTTGCTTTACAACTTCCTTCATTTGCTTTAGATTCATTGCGTCATTTTTTTTTGTGTGCGTATATCCCTTTTTCTTTAGAGCATTATGCTGAGCTAAGGTAGAGGCAACTTTTGTTACACCTGTCTTACTATACATATTGTGCTTCTTAAATTTTTTAGTAGCCATAGTTATTTATTTTTTGAACCCTTAGCGTAGTTTGGGTCTTTACAATATTTACTTGCAGCAAGATTAGCATATACCGATGGATAGGTGTCAAAAGTTCTCTTGGCCCAAGCAATACCCGCGGGGCATATCTTATTACTTTTCTTTTTTACTCTACCTCTCTTTGCTACTGCCATATTCTTATTTTATTCTTTTATTTTTACCAAAAAAACCTTTACCTCTTTGGATAGCGGTGTTATTTCTTCTTCTACCTCCGCCTCCTGTTTTAGAACGGTTAATTTGAATCCCTCTTTTTATAGGTTTATATTTTCCTTTTGGTTTTGGAGATGAATTATCTTCAGCTTCAATAACTACTTTATTAACACTTCTTTTATCTTTTTTAACTTTTTGTGGGGATGCGTATTTAATTTTTTTCTTTTTTGGTTTAGGGTTGGCATCAGCCTTAGCTTTTAAATCAGCAGCTATTTTTTTCTGCAATTCTTTATCTGATTTCTTCTGTTCTTTTGTTCGATTATCCTTTGGAACAGGAGGCTTAGGGGTTGGGTCGCTCTTAACACGGTTTGGCTTTTTTACAGTTTTTATAACGACATCACCACTTCGCTTTGTTCTTCTCTTAGTAACATTACCGTCCGAATTAGTTGTACGCGTTACACGTTTCTTCTTTTTCTTTACTCTACCACTCTTAGCCATATTAACTATCTTTGTTACAAATTTAATAAATTAAAATTTAATGGCTAAGTATAAAACAAGACGTAGAAAAAACTACGATAGAACTGAACCCCCTAGAGATTATATGAAGTACTGGCGAGTCGTGAAGTATTGGACTCGCAATAAGTATGACATCACATTAGGTGAACTAGATATGATGCTCTTTCTTTATAGCGAAGGAATATTTAATAAGGATCAGTTCGATGAGTTCAATAAACTTGTTGGTTGGAATAAGAATAGATTCAAGTCATTACTCTCTAGAGATTGGATTGTCAAGTGGAGAAACCATACGCACAATGAAAAGGCACTATATGAATTGTCGTTCAAAGGTAAACGTATGGTGTCAAATGTCTATGACAAACTCAATGGTAAAGAGTTCTCAGAAAATGCACCTATGTTTAAATCAGATGTCGGATATAATGATAGAGCCTACCGGGAATATATTATGAAGATCAATGCATCTATTCAACAACAACAACGTCACGCTCTTGAATGATGGTATATGGATGCTCGTTCAATAGCATCGTGTGACCAGCATGACCATCGTAGTATACTACATCTCCTTCCTTGATTACATTCACCTCGCTACCAGGTGACACTACCTTTGCCTTCTTGTATCGAATCTGCTTCGTGTCAGTAGAGGTCATCAATAACCCTGACTCTGTTTTCATCTCCTCAGTTATCGGATCGATGATTAGGTATTTGTTTATTGCTTTCATATTAAATTGATTTTTCAAATTTTAATTTTAACTGAGTGGGATGTTTATCAACCCTGGGTCTAGATTTTTTATTCCAGCTCCCGCCTCCCGCTTCACCGATAAGTTTCCATCCTGATGCTTTAAGACTGACACCTGACTCAGATTTTAAAATATATGTTATTAGTTTTTTATATCCTAAGTTTTTTGCAACTCTCCAGCTAGCACTGTACAACATTGAACATGCATTTCTTGTTCCATCAGTACAAAGTCTATTTACTTCTAACGTCCAACCGTTGTCTAGATTTCTAGATACAGGTCTTCCAACCATAGCTACACCAACGATGTTTTTATCTTTAGCAACTGCAATTTGAAATATGCTTCCAGCAGGTGCTTTATGATGGCGGTGATTTTTGTTTATAAAATCTTTAGCTTCTCTTTGCTTTATAGGAACAATGTACAGACCACTCATTTATAATAAGAACATATCTTGTGACCAGATTGGAGTCTTCTCTCCAACATATGAGCCAGACACATTGTAATTAAAATGCTCAAGGGCATCCTCCAGTTCCATGTCCTCCTCAGTAATAAGAATCTCTATGCATTTGCCTACCGAATATATTAGTCGCAGTGAAGGCTCTTCAACACCAATCACAGCATCGTCAAACCCATCAGCTTTTAAAAATGTTTCTTCCGCATAATGCTCTATTATTCCTTCTAGTACTTTGCTCATTTTGCTTTTTGTTTTTTAAGACTGGTTGCTATCTTTCGTATCTCCTTACCTAGGTCTGCATCGTTGGGATACTTCTCCATCAATGCAATTATCATTGCCTCACTCATTCAGTCTCGTATGATCGCGCCATCGTCACAATGGCATTAGTACTTAGGATTGTGGTGGCAACACTCACTGCATTTTTTAATGCGTTCTTTGTAACCTTCAATGGATCAACAACACCCATCTTGAACATATCACCATACTCACCAGTCTTTAAATTGTATCCTGTGTCTGAGTCTTTGTACATGATAGAGTTTATCACCTCGTTGGGGTCTTTGCCAGCGTTCTCTAGTATCTGACGGAAGGGTGCTTGATACGCCTCCATTAATATCTCAATCGCCTGAGCCTCTGATCCTGAGAGTGTAGGGAGTACTGATGCCAAATGCTCGGAACACTCAAATAGTGCTACGCCTCCTCCGGCAACAATCCCCTCTTCTTGTGCTGATCTTACAGCACACACCGCATCATCGATGCGGTCAAATTTTTCTTTTTGCTCTACGTCAGAGTTACCCCCAACATATATCACACCTATCCCACCATTCAAACACGCAATACGCTCCTTGATAAATTTCTTCTCGTTGGGAGTAGTGGTGTTGTTGTATTGCACCTCCAACTCTTTTACTCTCTCTATCACCTCATCGTCCTTCTCAGATTCTCTGATGATGACAGTTGAGCCTGTACCCACTATCACCTTTGATGCTACACCAAGGTCATCGATGGTCATAAGGCTGAGGTCATCACCCATACCTTCCTGGAAATATTTCCCACCTAGTGCCACCGCCATGTCGCTCATCAGCTCGTGAGACTTGTAACCAAACTGCGGTGGTATCACACTGCAAAATTTTAGTCCATTCTTCACCACGTTTGCAGCCAAGGTATTGGTCACACCCTGAGAGCAGTTTCCTATTATTAGTAATGACGCTCGGTTCTCAACGATTGGTTTCAATATCCCCTCAATCTGTAGTATGTTCTCAATGGGGTGATCGGTCATCATCACATATACATTCTCCATAATGCACTCGTCCTTCTTTTGATTGTTGACAAATAGGTTTGAACTATACCCCCGGTCTATCTTGATACCATGGGTAACCTCGGAGTATGTATCCTCAGTCATTGACTTCTCAACGGTAACTATCCCATCAACGCCAACCTCAGTATATGCGTCTGTTATTAATGCACCTATCTCCTTGTCATTGTTCGCAGAGATTGTAGCAACGTCTCGCATCTTAGACTTCGTTAGCTTTTTACTCATAGAAGTTAATCTATTGATGGTGGCATCTGTCCACTTTTGAATGTGGCGTATCACCTCAGTCTTGTCATAGTCTCGAAGAGTCTCCTCATTTAGACCAAGGGTAGCTATCGCTTCTGCTAACACAATTGCTGTGGTCGTGCCATCACCAGCACTACTCGCTGTACTATTAGCGGCATCTTTCATTATTCTAACCGCAAGGTTCTCGACAGGATCTAAGAGGTCAATACTCTTGGCAACAGTCACACCGTCCTTGGTAACTGTAACCGAATGAGTATGCTCCGGAGATTCAATTAGCACAGTCTGCCCCATAGGGCCTAGTGTACTCTTTACTGCTTTGGCGATTTTCTCTATCCCCGAAATCAACTTGCCTCTGGCAACATCATCGAAGATTAGGTCTTTAGGATTGTAACCTGATGGATTCATATGTATTGGATTTGATTTGGTCAAAGGTAATAAAAATTCCCCTAAATGGGAAAAAACTTCCCCTAATGGGAAAAAGATTTTGCTTATGTCGAATGTCGAAAATTATCTCTCTATTATATATATATATATTACTATTATTTATTGTAAATTTATTTCTTCAGAGTAGGTTTAAAATCGACATTTTTGTCATGGCTTTGATTATCAATTACTTAACTATATATTATTGACATATTATTAACATAGTTATGTCGAAAATTAACATAATAGTATATAGTAAAAGAAAAAATACAAAATAGTAAACATAAAAAAAGGGAGGACGAACCTCCCTCAAATTATAATCAATGTAAATTCTACCTCCTTTTCGGCATAGATGGACGCATCATTTCTAATACTTCACCCATCGCATTACCCTCAGCTATCATTGCAACTTTGTCAGCTCTCTTGCGTGCCTTCTTAGCACGAGCCATATCATACAAACCTATCACAGGTTCAGGGCGATCATTAATTAATCGGCCATCTTTTATTCTTAGTCCGTCCATGGTTCTTCCCATTTAAAATGAATACTTATAAATAATAAGAACAGTATAAACTCTGAGTAATTATACTCAGTATCCGACAAGTAAATACTGAACCCGACAGCAGGGCCTATACGAAATCTACTCTGTATCTCTAGTTCCCATACTGACATGATACAAAGGTAAAAAATTTTTTTAGATGACTTTAGTAATTGGGTTATTATAGACTATACGCGCGCGCTCGCGCTGGGCAAACTGATTTTATATTCGATGGGGGGGTGATGTTTTCGTTGGCGCACCTCGGATTTTTTGGCGTTTTTACTATGGCGTGTAACGGATGGTGTACTGCTCCCTGCTCTCTGGATGCTCTCCCCCTCTGCTTCCCCTCTGCTCCCCCTCTGCTCGTCATCGTCTCCCTAGCACCCCGTCACCCCGCATCCCCCGTCACTATTGACATACGCGATTCTTCAGGCATCGGTCTGCGATCCCTAAAATTTGACAGCTGTCCGCGATCTATGTTGCAGCGGATTTGTACTGGAGAGCATCTGGTACACATGCACCCCGTAAACGTATGGTTTCTAGGGGAAGGCCTTCCCTTCCAGCGCAGATGGAGAGACATCTGGTAACACCAGCAGAGGCCTCTGGTCACCTTTAACAATTCTGGTACAATTTGAAATTATTTCATTTGATTCTAAAACG